CCCAACTATTCTTCACCTTGAAATAATCTTTTTCATATCCCACTATTAAGACTCCATGATTCAAGTCTTCTCCACAGGGGCCATTAAATTCGCCCGATTTGTACAATTGATACTCTTTACTGCCTGCATCTATTGCCACTGATACTGGTCCTTTACTCACGGCCGCTTTCATATCTTGCAACGAATCCGGTATAACTTCAATATATCCCTTTATCCCGCTTCCATCCTTCTCCTGGCATTTTTTTTTGCAAAAATCAGAATCCGTTGTGGTACCAGAAATATAAGGATAATCATCCTCAGTACATAATCCCGCATTTTTAGATATCCATGAAAAGGCGTTCACCATGAGGCCACCATTACATCCATGGTCCCTTCCGCTATGTCTCAAATTATCGCAATCTACCAACTGTTGTTCTGAAAAAGAAACAAGTGTCCCATATTTGATGTAATAGGCACCTTCAAGTGCACCTGTAGTAGAAAAACTCCAACACGATCCACATTGTCCCTGATCTTTTACGTCGGTCACTGCACCAGTTTCGGTCCAATCCACCTCTTTAGGTAAATTTCCGATAAACGAATTGGCGTATTTTCCATTACCCACATTAGCGCGTCGATTAACGAATTTCTCATAGTCGTAATCAATTCCCCACAAATACTTGCGATATTCATACACATCAAATCCCGAAAATTGATTATGACCTAAGATAAAGGTATTGTTCTGAGAATTGAATTCAGTAATATACCGATCATTGAGAACCCACTTTTGATACACGTCATACGCGTGATCGTCGTTGATATATGACTTTTTATATTGCGCCGACCATTGCATAAAACGTTCATATAAGGGGGTATTGCCATACTGAGTATTGGCAAATGCAGAAGAACACAAAGATATCATAGTGCAAATTAATATGGAATACATAACCTTATAGTATTTCTATATATATTTTATTAAATCAATTTTACACCCACAATTCAAGGCGTATTTTTTTCCGACTATGGTATTCATCTTTGAATAAAAAAATGCGAAACTTATACGTAGCATACAATTCAATCGGGGGTTTTAGACTCGGTATAAAATGCACCTTTCCGATATAGTTCAGTTCGGCTAAATAAACTAGATAGGTTATTTTATGCGAGGCAACGCGACAGTCAAATACGACACCACTATACCCATTATTAGCAATATCCGGATCATTAAACACGCGATGTAATATATCACATTCGGACTGAATTTTCCGTATATTTTTTGAATCCACATTCACGTGGACTAGATCTTTGAGTGCGGAATCTATGAAACGTATGGCTGATTCCGATACGTTCAACATCATTCCCTCTGTAATACAAATCAATAATTGATTTATCACATCAACGCGTCTACGTATCGGACTTGTTATATGAATATAGGTATCTAAACAGAGTGCATCATGACGCAGTAACGCGATGTCGTCATTATACAAAACATATTGGCTAGTTGTGTTTCGCCATTGTCGCCATTTTTTCAAGATATCGTGTTCCATGGGCTCGATGGGTTCCGTGATCGTTTGCGATACCGATCTAAAAATACCCGTGCGTTTCTTATACAAATATTCGGCGCAATGTTTATTCATCAAAATCATCCAAAATTCCACCATTTCATGGCTATCTTTAACGCAAGAATCCATCTTCTTGGTAAGTTCGAATAAACTGCGATAATGACTGTCCTGGTTTAACATAAAAGGATCATCATAGTGATAGTTTTTTGAAATAACGACGACGCGATTTTTATACACTGGTTCCGAAACAAGATTACCTGCGTAATCGACTAAAATTTCCAAACAGAATACCGGACGGGCATTCCCCTCAAGTAGGCTACACAAATTATCGGACAATTGGATAGGTAGCATAGTGTATCTTTTTTGTGGTAAATATATTGTCGATACGCGTCTACATGATGCAAAGGTGTCCCACAAGTCTAATTCGTTTAACCATGAACAAACGTGAGCAATGTAAATCGTTATTTTATAATTACCACCTATAACGGATTCTATACTAAAGGCATCGTCCAAATCCATACTACCTTTTGGATCAATCGTAAAAATATAGGGGTTTTCAGACAGTTCTGGATATTGGGAAAAATTTACGGCAATCTGTTGCAAAATTCCTGATAAATCTGAGAAGGATTGGGTTTGCGTTCGGAGACGCTGCGTTAATGGTGCTATCGAATAATGTAGATTCTTGGAATATAGTTGATACTCGTAAAATGCATCGTTCGAATCGACATCCCCCAACGTTTCGGATAAAATGCCATGAGGGTGTTTATCTTCCCAGTGGTGATATTTGAATACCACATATTTATTTTTGAATATCTTGGTAAAATCGATTTTTAATTCATATGGTAGTAAAAATGAGGGGAGCCGTCTGTCTGATGGAATGCATTTATAGAGGAGCCTTTTTTTATTTTGTGTACGACCATATGTTTTGTTTTTTTCCAAGATAAGAACACCGGATAAATAGGCAACCCCACGTATGGGTGAATGCACTATATTAATTTTTTTGTTATTATCAGAAATGATAAATTCATCACAATCAAATAATTTGGATAAACCTGGAGATATAGGTAGATCTACCGGGATAGACGATTCTACGTTAACATATCGATACCGCATGTAATCGCGATCCTCTATATGAACTTTATATTGCATGATGACAAGATGATTATTTTATTATCATGTTAAATGTTTATATTATTTGATTTGCGTTTTTATTTTATTTGCGTGTCTTATGAGTTTAATCTCTGAATTATCTTTTTCGTTGCGTTGTTCGTTTTCTATGTTTTCTAGTTGATCCTTTTCTATTTCTTCTGCGGTTGGTTGTTTTACGATATCGTTTATGACGCGTGAGCCTTCCACCTTTAGTAATACCAACTGGATTTAATAAATCAAGTCCCAGACCCTTTAAACGTTTCATATCTTTGGATACATCTTCACTACTGACACCTTCTCCAATGTGTAAATTCGGCAAATGTCCGAATTTTACTCTGAACCTTTTCAAGGTCCTCATATATCTAGTAATTTCTGCCAAATCTTTTAAATCACCCGGTTCATTTGAACGTGATAGATTTGGCGTTTTACCTTGATGAAGTAATTTGAACACTTCTATCTGTTTTTCTCTCAATCCATCGAAAAAATCTCCTCTTTTTATAAGATCTTCTGTTTCTTCTGGGGTAGAATCTGCAGGGGGTACCGTCGTTGATGACGTATTTAACTCAACCTTTTGGGGAACTGAAGACGGAGTATTAAGATTTGGCAATATATCTCTATTATCGGGGGTAACTAACGCCGAACTGCTACTATTATCGTCAGGTAAAACTGTACTAGATGTATTTAAGTTATCAACTGGTGAAGGTGTAGTAACCTGCATTGCCGCATTATTTTCAGGTAAAACTGTACTAGATGTATTTAAGTTATCAACCGGCGAAGGTGTAGTAACCTGCATTTCCGCATTATTTTCAGGTAAAACTGTACTAGATGTTTTTAAGTTATCACCTGGTGAAGGTGTAGTAACCTGCATTGGCACATTATTATCAAGTAAATCTGTATTAGACGCATTTTCTTTTTTTTGTTTTTCATATCCTTTAAACACAACTTCAACACCAGGACTGTCATCTGCATCAAGATCACTAAAATCTATTTTTAAATTCGGATATTTTGTCATTAGTTCTTTTAGTTTTATTGTAAGAGCCGCGGCTGATACCAAATAGTCGGGCTCCCCTTCGGTCAATCTCTTCACGAAAGATTTACTTCGTGTTACCATAGTAACCTGGTTTTCATCTACATCATCATTCGTCCACACGTCTACATTTGTATTATATTTCAGCGATTCTAACAAATCATTATTTGCATGTGGAGACATCAACACATTTATTGGATTTATACTATCTTCTATGGCACTCATTATATATTATACATTTATTATTTTACTACAAAAGACACCTAAATATTCATCCATGAGATACTAAACAATATAAACGTATAATACCAAAAATAACAATAATCAATATAAATGAAGAAATTTACAGGTAAAAAAGAAATGAATCGAATAAATATAATTAGACCAAAAAATGCGTATTTCTTGGTCATTGTTGAATCGCCATCCAAATGTAGTAAAATAGAATCATATTTAGGAGAACAATATCAATGTATTGCCTCTCGTGGACATATACGTGAAATAAACGGACTAAAATCAATCGACATAAAAAACAATTTCAAACCTACATTTCAACTTATCGAAGACAAATGTGAATGGATCACGTCGATGCGATCTGTTATATCACAATATCCCAAGAATCGGGTTATATTGGCCACCGACAATGATCGTGAAGGTGAGGCGATTGCCTATCATATATGTCAAGTATTTGATTTACCGGTCGAGACAACAATGCGTATTATTTTCACCGAAATTACCAAGAATGCGATACTTAATGCAATAAAAAATCCCATTAAAATTAATCGCGCATTGGTAGACGCACAACACGCGAGACAAATACTTGATATTATAATAGGATTCAAAATATCGCCACTATTATGGAAATATCTATATCATTCAAAAACAGCATCATTGTCTGCAGGAAGAGTACAAACCCCGGTATTACGTCTCATATACGATAATCATAAAAAGAATGCCGATATAAAAACGGCGGATCCCACATACAAAACATCCGCCTATTTTTTCCAAGAAAACTTGAAATTCGATTTGTCGAGAGAACATGCGACAAAGGGGGGTGTCGAGACATTCTTGGAAAAATCCAAAGATTTTGACTATCGTCCAACTTTAGGCGAAAAAAACACATCCATCCGCGCGCCACCGAACCCCCTAAATACATCGCGTCTTTTACAGATAGCTAATAATACACTTCGATATTCCCCAAAACAGACTATGCAATATGCGCAAGAATTGTATCAAGGCGGTTATATTACTTATATGCGAACCGAAAATACTAAATATTCTGCGGAATTTTTAAAATCAGCGCGCGGATATATAAACGACAAATTCGGGAAGGATCAATATTTAGGGGATTTGAATATCTTGGAAAACACAGATAAAAACAATCCACATGAGGCGGTTCGTGTTACAAACCTCAATATATCCACACTCGATGCATCATGTAAGTCTGCATTGCCCCTATATAAATTAATTTGGAGAATAACGTTGGAAAGTTGCATGTCGGCAGCGCAATATAATACTTATAAGATTATCGTGTCTGCACCCGAAGGTCTCACCTATAGCCATCTCTTGGAAATTCCGATATTTTTAGGATGGAAGGCGGTAGTCGAAGGCAATGGATTGGCCGAACATTTAGCCAACATGTCAGGAATATTATTTCATATGCAAACAGCCATAGGCGTAAAAATCGCACCTAAATGGATAGAGTCGAAGATTGTGTTACATAATAATCATCACTATTATGGCGAGTCTACGATTATTCAAAAAATGGAAGAGTTGGGTATTGGTCGTCCGTCGACGTATGCAATGATGGTGGATACGATCCAAGAACGCGGATATGTGAAATGCCAAGATTTAGGGGGAATTACGATACAATGCGAAGAATATATATTGCGCGGATCCGTCTTGGAAAAAACGACGATTGAACGCATATTTGGCAACGAAAAAAATAAATTGGTAATTAGTCCAATGGGAATAATATGCATTGAATTTTTGATTCAACATTTTGACACTCTATTTGCCTACGAATATACCAAGACAATGGAAGAGGATTTAGACAAAATAGCATCAGATTCGGATGTACATTGGTATTCTATGTGTGATAAATATTATAATGATGTCGTCGACAAAATAAAACCGGTTGCCAAAGTGCACAAAGAATCTTATAGAATTGACGAACTACATCAATTACAATTTCAGGTTCATGGACCAGTAGTAAAGCGGACCAATACGGACGGTGGGTTCGAATACCTACCCGTTAAAAAAACGATTCAAATTGACATTGATCGATTAAAACGCGGTGAATATCATTTAGCCGATTTAGTCGAATTCAAAATGTCTTTCTTGGGAAAATACCAAGATATTGACGTGTATTTAAAGGTGGGTGAATATGGTCCATATTTATCTTGGGGGGATCAAAAAACAAGTCTACGCGATATCGAAATATCTCTAAATGAAATAGATTTAGAAAAGGCGATAATATTTTTACAAGAGGGATCAATAGAAAAGGCCGATGCGAGTACGGTCATTCCGGCGACGTCTATAATACGCAAAATAAATGATGATTACAGTGTTCGGCGGGGTAAATATGGCCCCTATATTTATTATAAAACTGCGAAAATGAAAACACCCAAATTCACTAGTTTGGCTAAATTCCCGGATGACTATATGACATGCAATGCGGATATCTTGGAAAAATGGACGAAAGCGCAAATTGAATAATAAATAGCAAATGATATTATATATGTCAAAACGAAAACAGTTTAGTGGAGGCGGGGGTGAAATATCATATACGAATGTAACATTCTATATAATCACCTTTGTATTGTATGTGTTATGTTTTGTCGCATTGTTTAACCCAAATCTCGAAATAATAGGGTTCGGTCTTCTCTTTGTTCTTCAAATAATATTGACAATCGGTATGATTTATAACATATTGTCAAACACCGATGACAACAATAAAAATACTAAATTTAGTCCAGAAACATTTGTTAGGTTACTCAGTTCAATCGACATAGTAGAACAAATATCGCGAATGTTCAATCCACACGAAGTATTTAAAATGATAAAAATAGAAGAATTTACAAAAAGTAATCCAATAATTCGTTTTTTAAACAATGCAATAACAAATGCATTCAAGGAAGATAATTCAGACGATTTCGAGGGAGATATTATTAAATTTTTGTGGCAAATCATTATTTTCTTTGTCATTATTTTTTATATATTATTTATTGCGACCGTATCATTGCCGGCGGGTGACGCAAATGTAAAACAATTATTAATGGCATTGCTTACTTTTGGACCAATAGCATTGATATTGATCGCATTTATTACTATTGTTATCAAGGTCGATTCTAAGGGGAACCGAAATGATTTTTTTAAACGTCTTTTGTATTCCATTTTAGATTTTGTGAAATTGTCATTCGCGGTTATTATTATTCCAGTTATATGTGTGATGTTATTATTGTTATCGGTAGTATGGTTAATATGGATGATTCTTTATTCGCCGTTTATTATTTTAAGTTCGATTATTGGAAATTGGAAATATCAAACGATTATTCCATTTGTATTAATAATTGGACTTGTACTTTTTTTAGTTTCAATGATAATTATGACCATAACAATAATAAAATTGCATTCTAGACACACTAAAACGAGTTTAATTCCGCAACCAGAGTTTATACCTAGTCAAAACACTGGTGTTATAGGCGGATATCATTTTGATTCCAAGGGTTCAATGGGCAGCGGATATTATTTGGATACAGGCGGTGGATCGGCCAATTTTTTTATGAATAATCCATATGCGACTCAAACAAAGGATACGTTTAAAGTAGTGGCGACAAGTGTCACAATGATGATATTGGTAGAATTCATAGGATATAAACATTATGATTTAATATTCGATGCTATTTCAAAGATAGTTAATCCTATTTTACCAAATATAGATATGAATGAAATCACCAATGATAAACCCCCTTTCCGTTTTAATTTGAATACTTTTTTTAAAGATCGTCCGATAATAAAAATATGTTATGATTTAATTTATTGGGTAATAAAAACCCCACTGTCACCCATTATAAATGGCGCGGGATTTTTATTTAAAAAAATCACATATGCGGAGGATATAAATGATATTACCGACCAGGTTATATTTAAACCCGCCCTCATCATAGACATGTTTTCAATTGCTATAATTTACGGTATACTCATATTATCAAGCGTATCAATATGGGAAACACAATACATTGGATCCATAATGGGAGCAGTATCGGACCCACCTGGCGCCACCTCGTCTAAACATTAATACATGATATATTCGTATAATCAAATAAAAACACGTATATTATTAGTATATACGTGTTTGACTAAGAAATGACAAAATTTTATGAAACCCAATTCGACGAATATATAACGAATGCAGAACAATACGATCTTCATCCAGAATTGAAAGATATATATGAAAAGATGCCCAAAAATATAAAGGATATGAGCAATATGATAATTCACGGTCCATGCGGTGTAGGTAAATATACGCAACTACTAAGAATATTAAAACAGTATAGTCCATCTGAACTGAAATACGAAAAAAAACTCACTATACAAACCGAAAAACAAACCTATTCATATCCAATAAGTGATATACATTATGAGATCGACATGTCTCTTTTGGGTTGCAATTCCAAATTGTTATGGAGTGAAATATTCCAACAGATTGTCGACATTGTCTTAGTAAAACATGATAAATTTGGTATTATAGTCTGTAAAAATTTTCACAATATACATACTGAACTATTGGAAATTTTTTATAGTTATATACAACAATACAACCACGAGTATTCCAATATACAAATTCGATATATTATTGTATCTGAACACATAAGTTTTATGCCTAATAATATATTAAATAGTTGTTATATATTATCGATAAAACGTCCAACAAAGTCAAAGTATGAAGAACTCTTTCAACATTTGAATCGAGATAATGTGAGAGAGACTGGTAATTCGCCAATGATAATGGACATGATCGATCAAGAACAAATACTCAATATCAAAGAGATTCGGTCTCTATTGAATGTTTCCGATCCCACAAAAATCCCCGTGGATTTTTTCAATGTCATATGTGATGCAATTATAAAAGAAATGGAGAACCACGAAAAAATCAATATTGCGGTCTTTCGGGATATTATATACGATATTTTGATATATAATTTGGACATAGGAGAATGTATTTGGTATATAATGACTCATTTTATAAGAACGTGTGATTTAAATCCGAGAGTGGTAATGGCAATTACTAAGAAAACATATTCGTTTTTGAAATATTATAATAATAATTATCGTCCTATATATCACTTAGAGAGTATTTTGTTCTATTTTATAATACAAATTTATGGATATGAATCTTAGTAAAGCGTGTGAGATATTGGAAATATCCAGAACAGACTCAATTACTGTAGAATTAATCAAAAGCCGGTATCGAAAAAAGGCATTGAAATATCATCCAGATAAAAATCGTCAGGATGATGCACATGCGATTTTCCAAGAATTGAACGAAGCATATCATTATATGTTGAACATGTATGCGGAAAAAACATGGTCAAACTATTTCACAGACGCATATGAAGAAGATTGCGATACCAATTATGCCTCTATATTATTGTCGTTTTTAAAGGGTGCGGTAAATCGCGATTTATTTGACAATGTTCAAACCCGTATTTTTCATATGATAATAAACAAAATTGCGACGAGTTGCGAGACCAAGGTTGCCGAATTTATGGAACGTTTAGATAAAGAGGTTTTAATAAAAATACACAACATTTTGAAAATGCATATCGAAGTATTTCATTTTTCAGAACATTTCTTGGTCGTTGTCGAAAATATAATACAAAAAAAAATGGCCAATGATGAACGAATTATATTATATACCTTTTTGGACGATTTATTCGCCGATAATCTATATCGGTTAAAGGTAAACGCCAATGTCTATATTATACCTCTATGGTCACATGAACTGGTATATGACAACAATGGAAACGATTTGTTTGTCGAATGTGTCCCTATATTGCCCGAAAATATATCGATTGACGAGGTCAATAATTTACATGTAGACTTGTCCTATTCTGTGGTGGAATTATTAGGTAATACGTCGATACAATTAGATCTTGGAAATCGTACTTTTTTTTTCGATCCTTCTCAATTAAAATTATGTAGTGAACAGTTGGTGGTATTGGCGAATCAAGGATTGTCGAAGATAAACACGCGGGATATTTACGACGTCCAACGTCGTGCGGATATTTATTTGCATATTACATTGACCGCATAGAGATGTAATCTGGTTCTATCTTCTTGGCAAATCATATATAATCACATGGTATAGCCACAAGTCGATTATCCAAAAGTATGAGTTGAAATGGTTTACTACACCCATAAATAGCAGTTTTATTGACTAAATGATCGCAATCCTCTTTTTTCATATGGGGATCAATTTGTGTAAAATTTTCTTTGTAAATACCGCATCTAAAAATGCAACAATTGAGTTCCGCCACTTCAATTGTAATGCCACAATGAGGACACGTTACTAATAAAATATCCATATAAAATGTGTATATTTTATAGATAAAAGAGTTATTTATCGTTTTCTACGCGTTCGTCTATTTAGACTTTTTCCACCTCTAGATGTAGAAGACCTGTGTTGAGTGCCAGATGATGCGCCTGCGCCCGTTCCTGAACCTGGTGAGGGAGATTTTTGAACGATTTTTATTTTGTATCTAGGTACCAGAGATTTTAATACATTTAGATTGTGTATAATTGCCGCGGTTGGTTCAATCGTGGGGTCTTGCTTATGTGATTTTGTTTTGAATCTCCCTTTCATTATGGGTGGTTGTTGGTAGCTTATATCTGATTGATGTATCAACTCGACAATATCTTTGCGCAATTCATTAATAATAAGAATCGTGTCATCGATATCTTTTATTGATGTTTTGTATGAAACATGGCGAGTTGTGCTCATTATATATAGTAATTATATAAAATGGGTTAACCCAATAAAAATACTATTTATTTTATATAATAAAATTCGCTAAATTATTTTAAATCCTTGAATATTTAAAACCGAGAGATTTTCTTTAAGTAGGTTTATACTTTTTTATTTAAAACGCCAATTAATTTTACACCTTTTAACAATTAAAACACCCATTTTATATGAGAAACGGTGTAAATCTTCAAATGTTTGAATATAAACTAAATTATTTATGAATCATGGAATGAATCATTTCGATAGTTTCGTCATCCTTTTGAAACATAGCATCGAAATTGATTTCGCATGGAGTATCTGCATTGTATGTACATACGATCTGTTGCAATGATGCTGACGCCTGGACCGGAATTTCATCTTCCTCTTCATTGTCTTCCTCTTCATTGTCGGAAATGTCTGTCCAAACCGATGCATTATCATCCGCATCACCATCTTCTTCTTCACCATCTTCTTCTTCACCATCTTCTTCTTCACCATCTTCTTCTTCACCATCTTCTTCTTCACCATCTTCTTCTTCATATTGAATATCAGGAATGAGTTGACGTCGGCACATTGCACATCCGCCTTCACTTGATAACATAATCGATTCAAGTAGACATGAAGTATGATACGCATGACCGCATCTGGTAACTGAAAAGTCGACCATTGTCAGTTCTTCGTAGCAAATGGGACATTCACCCTTGAAACCCGTCTCGAAAATAGGTTGACAAATAATAATCTTGTGTTCCGGAATTTCTTCCACTACATCTGATGCGGCCGCCGCGCTAAACGAATCTGTCGATAAGTCTAGTTCGGCCATGGTCATTGGACCATTGTCTTCATGTGTCATGTCGACACTTAGGTCGGTTGATGAATTGAATGTGGGTTCTATCCAACCTGAACTGATCCATTCATATACAGGCCATTCAGATAGGTCATTATAACATGAAAATACAGTTGGTTCAATGACACCCGGGGTTAATCCCTGGTTCACTAAATTATCAATATATAATTGGGTCCATGAATAACTAAGAGGGTTTTCATTGGTAACAATTTGGGAAATGATGGAAGACATGGTTATAGTTCGCTTTGGCTTTGGATTGGGGGTGTGTCATAAACCTATACACAAAAAGTGTTTCAATTTTATGATTATTGTATTTGGATTAGCCTATTTTTGATATTATTTTCGACGAGTGGTTCGACGAGTGGTTCGACGCGTGAGGTTCCGTCGTCGTGTGCCACCTAATCGCCATGTAGAAATTTCACTTCGAGTCGGTGGTATGCGTTGTAATTGGCGCGGACTTAAAGATTTGGTCCTACGAGTTGTCAATGCCATTTTATTTGGAGATGCAAGAGATATAGTAAACGATTTACCTATAAGTTCTCTTGATACTGCAGTTTGAGGTGAATAATCAACGCGTTTAACTAATTTATGAAAATCATATTGAATAATGTTATTTTTGAAAATGGTGGAAATCAACAATGAAATAATTTCGAGTTGTTCACAGTTATATATTCCGCGTCTCATATTTTCTTTTATTTTGCTGAAATAATCCTGGACACTATCTTCGGATTCGGGCGTTAATACATCTTCTATACCAAAATTAATCAAATCCCGAGTTTTTAAGAATGATTGTATTGGTTCCGCTATAATGGCCGCATTTATCGCGGATTCTCTTTCATACAATTCAGTATTGTTTATATTTACTGTAACGCCAGGCGATCGACCAGTTTGTTTATAACCGTGACGATTATACCACGATTGACCCGAAGATAAAATATTCAAAATAGCTAAATCGCATGAAAGCCGTTTTCCGCCACGATTGCATTGATGCATGACTAGTTCACTTCCATCCACACCGATAACAATATAAGTGAGATCGAGACGTCGTGCGAGTCTTTCTAGTGTGGCCAATATCTCGTTCCCACTCATAGTGCAAGTATCAATATTAGTAACATATAAATAATCATTTTTCATATCAATCTTAAAATCAGTACATCTATCCCCGCCCATAGTGGTTATTTCAACCGATGCATATATAGTAGGAGAATCGCTAAAATGACGTATATTCATTAAATATCTTTGTGGAACAAGAAATACCCTTTTTATCTGATTAATAACTGGATGTTTGTATAAATCATCTCTTGCAGATTCCGTAAGAGAGGCCATATATATTATCTAATATAAAGAGATAATATATATTTACACTTTTTACATTTCAAACGCCGATCTAATGACGCAAAAATAAGAAAAGTGTAAAATCAATATGAATAAAAATATGGGATTTGTGAAATACGCATTTCACAATAAATAACGAATATCAAAGGGAACTATCTACTATTTATTTTGTATATTCTTTATGGCGCGGCCTTCTTGACGACCTTCTTCTTCTTTGGTGCATCTGCAACTACTTCTGGTACTGGTAGTGCAGGCGAGGAATCCTCACCATCCACTTGAACAACTGCCTTCTTGATAACCTTCTTGACTGGTTTTGTCTCCACTACAACAACGGTTTCAGGTACATCTTCCTCCTCTGCGTCATCTAGTGGTACGGGTTGTTGCGTAACTGAATCTTCCCCATCTACTAGACCCTTTCCATCGACTTCATCGTCACTATCCTCGACCAATGTTGAGGGTGCAACTGATACCTTCTTATTATCAACGGATTCGGCGACATCTACCTCCGCGTCCTCATCCACAATCTCCTGTTTTTCGATGGTATCCTGTTCCTCGGGAGACAACTGAATGTGACACTTACCATAGACAGAGACGACTTCACGTGGCTTAACAACACACTGGATCAACTTCCAGGTAAGTCCCCATCCTTTTCCGCCAATCCAAATGCCGCCGCATTGCAATACACATGCTACATTACTCAACTTCGGTACAAAGTCCATAGGTGTCATATTCTGGTTGTCGCATGGAAATAGTTGCACATGCTTGGTATCATAGATTTCGACACCCCAACGACCATCGTAATACGGTACCTTGGCGCGAATCGACGGTGGCTTTGTTGGATCGACCTTTTTCGTATCCTTGTTCTTACTATACTTTAGAAAGGGGAAGAAGGTGTGCTTGAGTACCTCTCTCGACATTTCCTCACCCCACCACAACTCGGCATTCTTGACCGCGTCGTCGAGTACCTGATTCTCGAAATCCTTCAATTTCTTGAGAAACGCATCCGTCGCCGGATTCTTATAATCTTCATTCGGAAAATTCAGGGAAATGCTATACTTGCCGTCGGATTCTCCGTCGTCATTGACGAAATCGGAAATTCCCCACGTCATCATGAGTGGGGTCGAGAAATGCAATGTACGATTGGTTTGCTTGCTGATAATATTGATTGCCTTTCCACCTGACTTATTTGACTTAGGTGCCATATACTTGACTGCATTCGTTTCCCATTCATTTACCGATAGTACAACTGCTTTAGATGATGACATGTTTGATATTATTATTCGCTCGCGTTTGTGATATATATTAGCGGTCAATCTTTAAATCAATTTTATGAATATATAGTCTGACCAATTGTATGTGAAACGTGCAAAAGTATTGCTCCTTACTGCAAGATCGATTTGTTATATTTCTTTTTAGTAAAATGACCAATTCTACTATGTATTTTCTTGGTGTATGGTGCATTTGTGTTCATCATAAAGAATTCGTTTATATGATATAATATTTTTTGCGATATCAATGTATCTTCAATATATTCTGTATCCGTTTTTATGCGATAAAAAGATGTCGAATTTTTATCGCGAAACCAATTATACATAAATTCCAAGAAGGTTTCGGATTGTGTGAATTCGTAGAAAATGCGCGACGCAACCAAACGATCTATAATTGTTTGATATACTAAACCATGATAATAGGATTTGGGTTGAATATAATACACTCGATCGTTCTCCATCTTAGAAAAATGCGTATTATCGATAAAACATATTTCGGTGTTCTTGGGTAATATTGTACATCGAATAAAATCGGTATAGGTTTTATTCTGGGTGGTTCTTAACGATTCGACTATTTGATCACCCACTTTAAACGCGCAAACAATTTGATCGAATAATTCCCGCTCAATATCACATCTTACCAATGCCGACCTTATTTCTGATATCTTCATATATAAATAATTGGAAATCAGATAGGTCCAACTAGATGGGCGTTGGTTATTTGTATAAATATATAATTTGAAACATTCGCCCGAAACCTTCTTATCCATTAAAAAGGACAATATACCAAGAATATTGGTTCTTATGATTTCGGGGTATAAATCCATAAGATTGCAAAAATCCGCAAACATGAGACCGTCGATTTTATAGGACATATTAGTATATTTTAATATACCAGACCATAGCATTTCAATTTCGGCAAAAGATCCAAGTGTTTCATCTAAATCAAATACAACCACTTTTGTCGCATCGAGATTTCGTCTGCGTTTGCGGAATAGTTTCCCGCGATATATTTGTATATATTTATCTTTGATTTTTGTACGGGGTTTGTAATCCACCGCACTCGGTCTTGGTTTTAAATCGCGAAAAGGGACATTGCCTTTCAAAAAATCTTTTAAACTGTTATACATGGTAATCTAACGCGATATAATATTTTTTCGAAATAAAATAATGGTCTTACCGGTATGAAAAAGACCAATATAATTATTTTGTTATAAATATAAATATTGTAATATAGTATATTCATATGTATTTACATAAAAATATACTATTAACATTATGTGACGGAAATATGTATTATTATATAGAATACATTGGACTCCTACGAAGAGATGTGAAACAAATGATTGAAAATATAAATAAATTTACACAAACCCGAGATGTAAACAAACTGCGCATCGAAGTGCATAAATTAATTAGTGTTATTTGCTATTTAGATAAAAACGATGAAATTGTTCATCTGTGTAAATATATATTGCACCAACCCAAGGAAAATCCAGAAATGAAAATACTCGATTATTATACAAATGAAATTATAAAATACGATTTCCGTATTTTATTCTAGGCCACAGTATAGTCGGGTGGCGTTTTTTTATTGAGACACTTTTTCTTTCCTGACTTTGATTTTCGACGTGTTTCATTGTCCATATCATATATACTCTTCAATATTTCCGGGGGATATTCCATGTCTTCCAATATTTTGATGGCCCCATGAACATCTGAAATGCCCGGTGTTAATCGATAAGTATATTTGATTTTACCCAAATCATCGGTGATAACATCCATTTTGTAATTATCGACGGTGTTTGATTTATTAAAACGCTCACATACATCAAAATAATGGGTAGTTAATACAAAATCGACATTACTAAACTTGGACAAATAAAGTAAAAAGGAATACGCCGATTTCGACGCCTCTTCTGGGTTCGTACCGGAATAAAGTTCATCGAATATACAAAAGTGTCGTGTTTTTTCATCACATGTTTCTGTGACCGTTTCTTGTATAATATCCAATATTTCTTTGCATCTACGCGATTCGGCCTGGAATAGACTATCGCGCCCCGACGTATCCGGAATATTGAGATAAGAGTGTATGTGCGTATATGGGTTAAGGCGACACGACTGGTAGAATCCAAACCCAGTTTGTTGTGATAATATAATATTAATTGTCGTTGTTTTCAACATGGTCGTTTTTCCCGATGCATTTGGTCCTGTAATAATAATATTTTTATTGAAAGAACAGTCATTTACGACCATATGTTCTTGGTCAATATGGGAAGGATAATACTCTGCGGTTATACTAGTATCTTCGTCGGTTACATAAGTGGTGGATGAAATATGACGACCATCCAGATTTGATCGAATGCCGCATAAATTATTTACATATCCTTCGAAACCAAACGAATATTGAATACTATCGGCAATTTCTTGGTTCGAATGAATTTCATAATAACAACGCAACATATATCCTGCACCGAGTATCTTGGCGGTAATGTTATTTTCACAGGGAGTAACCTGTATCAACATATCACGCAGTGCGACCAGACGATCGCGATGAGTTACTACATCAATGAAGAATTGAGAATAAGATATTTTATCGCGATTCAATTCCACAAATGTATCCATACTAAGAATCGAATGTTCGAGATATTTAGACATATCACATAATTGATGATTTATCTTGGTCATATTTCTAAAAAACCGATAACACGTATTCACATTGTTGTATATTTGCATCAAATAGAGACCTATAGTAAATATCAAATAAATGAGTTTGTCCCATCTAAGTGTTTGCATATTGGTTATAGCCTTTCCAATAAAATGATTTTTAGCAACCTCTTTTAGAGTGTCAATGTATATTTGGGTCGTGATAGGTACACCCTTTAATTTTAGCAAAATAAAAGGAAAAATTAAAAAAATAAAAGGAATAAATAGACTAATAATGGGCGATGTAATATTAGCAATAGAAACCAATTGTAAAAAAGAAACGGATTTATTGAAATGTTTTACAATATACCAGTCCATAAACGAATATTTTTCCAAGAAATTCGGATCGGCGCGCGTATCCTTCCATATTGTATTTAGCGCGTCGCAATCTATATCGAATTTCCCCGTTTTTTCGGTATAATGATCCAGATGGTTTATTATTTCTTGGGAATCAGTCAAAAAATCGACGTTAGTAGTGAAATGAGTTTTCCATCGTGGTATCAATTTCTTTCCGAAATCATGGGAAGGTTTAAATAGATAGTCATACATACCCTTTCCGTAGTGATTGGCATTATCTTGGGAAATCACCAATTCTAGATCGGTTTCGACAATACTGGACAATGGATGTTTATCCTTTTCGGCGAGATATTCAATAGGTAATTTGAAAGGATGAAATTTAGGAATATTATCTTCAGGTGTATTTATTTCACGCGGTCCATAAATAAGTGTTTCAACTCTTTCAGTAATACATTCTAAATTCATTGGACAACTAGTTAGTAAATTGAAATCCATTATATAATAATTCTTATTTATATAATTATTATATAACGCAGTGCATTATGATAATTTAGCAAAAAATGCAGACAATCCGTCTAAATCTAAAAGGCGGCAGGCAATTCTTGAATATTGGACTTGTAATATCGTTCAATATCCCTCAAGAGATGAACATCCTGTTTTGTCACGAAATTAATTGCCATTCCCTTTCTACCCCATCTTCCACTGCGACCAATGCGATGTAAATACGTATGAGGGTCCTTGGGAATATCGAAATTAATGACCGTACTCACCTGTTGAATATCAATACCGCGTGCGGTAATATTGGACGAGATCATGACACGATATTCTCCGTTTTTAAAAAGATCAAACTCGCGTTTTCGGTCTTCGCGCGTCATATCCCCGTGAATACACCCAACCGCGAACCCTTCTTCCGTCATGGCAGAGTGCAAATCAATGACGCGTTTTACGCTATTCACGTAGATAATACATTGACCAATATTTAATTGCGAAAAAAGATCCTTGGCTGTTTCGTATTTTGCATTGTCAGATGGTAGGGCAATATAATATTGTTGAATGCATTCTAAATTCAATTCTTCTGTTTTCATCATAATACGCACCGGATTACGCATAAATTTGCGCGTTAATTCGACTACATCTGGGGGCATAGTTGCCGAAAACAACAGAATTTGCACATTTTCACCCAAAAACTGGAAAATATTGTATATCTGTTCTTTGAACCCGGCAGATAACATATCATCGGCTTCATCGAGTGCAAAAATTCGAACTTCTTCCATTGAAATATTACCGCGTTTTATCATATCATAAATACGTCCAGAACAACCCACAATAACGTGTGGTTTATTATTCTTCAATTCGCGCACATCATCTGTGACCGAAGTTCCACCATAAAGAGTCTTAACAACGAGACCTTCCATCATATTACCTAGAGATGTAATGACCTTGGTAATTTGTATGGCCAATTCATGTGTGGGTGCTATAATAATTGCCTGCGTAGTTGCAATAGTGACGTCAATGCGTTGTAATATTCCAATCGTAAATGTCCCCGTTTTACCCGATCCTGACTGCGCCTGTCCCAATACGTCGCGCCCATCTATAATAGGTTTAATGCCCCGCTGTTGAATTGAACTTGGATTCTCAAAACCAAAATTGTATATGCCTCTTAATAATTCGTCTTTCAGACCAAATTGGTCCCATTTCTCGATCGTCTTTATTGACGATTCCTCCCCACCCTCTATAATAATCGATTCGTTTGACACACTCATATTCTAATTAAATATATATCGTATTTTTTATATAGGTTTAGGTGTAATCTTCTAATATTCAATTATATTACGGAAAAGACAACAATCTACCAAGAAAGAATATAAATATTATGCCTTAGTTATATTAGCAATATGGCATTTTATACCATTTCGGATTTTAATCATTTTATATTCGATGGTATAAATTACGAATTGACGCAAGAAATTGTCGACAATATCAAACAATTGGAACGGTTAATCGGTGTTCCTGTGGATAATAGAAAGGTAAATAGTAAAATGACTCATCCTTCCACTTCTAATGTCGGAAGTGGGTCCAAGACAATTCACAATCAAAACGACAATTGGGAAACGATACGTAGTTTCAAGTCTACAGAAATAAAAAAAATAGAAGGTATCGACAAAGATCTCAATGCGATCCGTAGTTCTCTTAATAAAATTTCGGCCAAAAATTACAATGTTCAGTCCACTATTGTGATATCGGCAATACAAACATTTATAAATATTTATATTACATCCATCGATTCATGGGACGAAAAAACGGAAAATGCGAACAAATTGGCCAAGATCATATTTGATATCGTATCTACGAGCAAAAACAATTGCGAAATAAATGCAGATTTATATGTCAATCTAGTTAGTACATTTGATTTATTTGATACATTACTTCATAACTTCGTTCAAACCATAAAAATGGATATATCCACCATTGCATATGCCGATCCAAATACGGATTATAACCGATTTTGCGAATATACTAAGAAAAACGATTCACTAAAGACGGCGAACATGTTTTTAGTGGCTCTAGTAAAACGCGGCACATTAGATTCAAATATTGTCATCGATTTATTAACGCATATAAGAATGGAACTTCATAAGAAAATGATTGTGCCGGATAAAACCAATGAAACGGAAGAACTCGTGGACATTATATTCGTTATTTTAGGCGTGTCCAAAAATATAATCTTTAATCACGCAGATTGGATGCCTATATATGAATATATATGTACAATTTCGACAAAGTCTCAAGATTATCCAAGTCTTACTACCCGTGCCGTATTCAAAACTTTAGATATTATTGATCTATATAGAAAAACAAAATAGAGATGTAGATATATTTAGTCGATTTACCCAATACGTGAAAAATTGAAGTATGTAATATCGTAATAGTTGTATAATATTATTAGTCGATGGAATTTATCAAACTTACTCCCGATAATGCATATCAATATGTCGGAAGTGATATAATATTCAAAACACGGAATGAACATATTATAAAAAAAATATTGGGTGTGTCGGATACTAGTAAAACGATATATATAGATCATCCCGATCTAAATAATACATTACAAATAGTGACGAGAAATGTATATGTGATAATTGATTGATTTTTAAAATACATATTATCAGCGATAATGAACATAAAATAAATATACTATATTAATCTATAATATGGTATTTTCAAAGATAACGGGTGAAATTGAATATAATGAAACAAAAGGAATCGATCCAGAAGATAAAGGTTATGAATCTGCACTATATGAGGTCGATTTTTTCGAAAAAGATCTGGTAATTACTCTTGGAAAACCCAAATATACATTTGCTAAATATCACGTAGTATATTATCCAATTTATTTAGTGAATTCGAATAATGGCATAGAAGGCCAACTCGGCGTTTACGAAATAGACGATAAAAAAGTATTGAAACTAAATGACACTGAAGGAGACATAGATATAACTAAATTGGGATATCCTCTTTTTTATGAATTTGCAGAGAGAGTTGTGCGCCAGTCCACAACAAGTGTTTCCAAATATTTGTTGCATTGGGATAAATCGAATCCGGAAAAAGATGAGGAACCTGAGAAACCTGAGGAACCTGAGGCAGTCGTTTCAAAAAAAGACGACGATTCATTAGACGATGTAGTCGACGACATATTTGTTCATCGACCATCGCCTCAAGTTGCAGACGCCGCAAAAGAGTTGGAACATGCCAATAAAATATTGGAAAGAGGGGTGTTTGATATAGATACGAATGCGGTACAACCAAAACAATTGATGGAGGAAACTGAACAAGATGCTAACGATATCAAGTCAAAGTACAAAGAAACATCTAAACAACCATGGATACAAAAATTGATGAAAAATCCATATTATCGCATTCACGAAGTAGAATCCAATGGAGATTGTTTGTTCGCCGTTGTCCGCGACGCATTTAAACAGATTGGTCACAATACTACGGTAGAGAAATTGCGTGCAATTGTCGCCGCCGCGGCAACGGACGGCATTTATAAAGAACATAAACAATTATATAGCGATTTTATAGCTAATATAAACCATTTACAAGACGAAATCGATAAAATACGTAAACTATTGGAAAAGGATATGAAAAAACGGGCCAAAGGAGCGAAAGACAACAAGATGGAACTGGAGGCAGTATTGAAAGAAGTTGCCTCGTTAAAAAAGGAATATAAGCGCCTAAAGGATGAAAAAACCGCAACGGAAGAAAGCGTCGCGGGATATTTAGGCAATATGAAGTCAATCAATAACCTGGATGAATTTAGGCAATATATTATGACATCTTCGTATTGGGCAGATTCTTGGGCAATATCTGTATTGGAGAGAGAACTACTAATAAAGATGATTATATTCTCCGAATTATCTTACAACGAAAATGCAAACGACAGTGTGTTGGAATGTGGGGAATTATCTCAAGAAATCCAAGACGCAGGCCAGTTTGCACCAAACTATTATATTATGACCTGTTATAACGGCAGTCATTACCGTCTATTGAGTTATAAAGATAAACTAATATTTACATTTAGAGAGATACCATATCACGTGAAGATATTGATTACTAACAAATGCATGGAGCGTAATTCAGGCGTGTTTCATCTTATACAAGATTTTCGTAATTTTAATAGCCGTCTGGGTGTCGACGTTGAGGCCGCGGATATCGATGCCTCATCGAAAGACGAAGAACACAATAAATACGAAGATTTATATGATTCAGACATTGTCTTCATGTTTCACTCGTCCTCCCAAAAAACGCCTAAACCGGGCAAAGGATCCGGTGAAAAAATACCCGTAGATAAGACGGGTCAATACTTGGGTCTTGGTAAAATACCTGATTGGCGGAGAAAATTGGACGATTCTTGGGATCAAGCGCCGTTTTCGGTAGATGGAAAACGATGGTTATCCGTGGAACATTATTACCAAGGTGCCAAATTCAAAAAGGGGTTTCCCGACTTTTATGCCCAATTTTCTATAGAAAGCGATAGTGATATATCGAAGGATGTCGAACTCGCTAAATCGGCCGGAGGAAAAACTGGCAAAAAACGCGGCGTCGATAAATTACTCCGCCCCAAAAGTATCGTAGTTGATCCCGATTTCTATGGACAAAAACGCAATGAGTTGGAACGTGAAACTGCAATTCGAAGCAAATTTAATGAAAATATTGATCTAAAGGAATTATTGAAATTAACCCGACCCGCAAAATTACTGCATTTCGTCCGTGGTAGTGAACCCGAAGTAGACACTATTCTCATGAAAATACGTAATAGTTTGGATTAGAAGTGTATTAGAGTGGAATTAGTAAAATTTTCTAATGTAATATTCATATACTATTATATAGTATATGAAAAGAGCATCTTCTAAGTTGCGTGACTTTGTGAAACGGGAATTGTCGAATAAAGAAATAAAACCATTCAAGTTCTCCAAGACAAACGTCCCCTTTATAATGACCTTATATAGATTGTTATTAGATGCCGATGCCATTTGGCCGAGTATACCTCGCTCATTTATGCCAGTGTCAATTAACGACGCAAAGGGACCAGATTTCGAATATAGTCCTACCAAAGTAAAAAAAACCATATTAGAAAAGGTAAGGGAAGGTCGCGTATATACATTCGCCGTGAAAACTAAAATAATCAAGGTCACTATTATGTTGGGTGAAATGATATCACATGACAAAATAGATCGGGTATGCGATAGTATTATCCGACGGATTTTTATTTGGCTATATATAGCCACCCAATTTGCAAAAAAACAATGCTCAGACACGATCAGTATTTATTTGTATTTTACGGACGAGTCAAAGGAATTACCGTCTAGTCGAATGATACCTGTAGATCAGATTAATGTGAATACCGCATACACTGTACCCTGCCGGGGATTTATATACATATATCGGTCAGAAGAATGGTTCAAGGTGTTTATACATGAAACATTCCATAATCTAGTACTCGATTTTTCTGCCATGTCCTCGCGAGGCTCTACTAATAAAATACTCTCCCTACTACCTCTGAATATTACCGACGTTCGGATCTATGAAACATATTGCGAAACATGGGCGAGAATAATGAATACCATGTTTTTAGCACATGCGAGTACACGCGACAAACGAAATACACAGGTCGTATTAAGAAAAATGGAACAATTCATCTATTTAGAACAACAATTTTCAATGTTTCAATGTGCTAAACTATTATATCATTATGGTCTCACCTATGCCGACATTATAAAAACCAATTCGGCCTCGTCGAAAGGATTAACACAAAAACGACTAAAATACAAAGAAAATACGTACGCCCTTTCTTATTATATAATAACGCCCATTTTGCTATTTTTCGCCGATGTATTTATCGATTGGTGTATTATGAATAATCACAATTCATTGGATTTCGATAAAACCGAGGCGAATATCGGAGAATATTGCACTTTAATAAAACAATATTATCAAGATCCGGATTATTTATTTGCAATGGATCATATTACGAATTCCCACAATGAATTAAAGGCGAACCAATCAACCAGTTTATTGCCATTTGAACTGGACAATTTACGAATGACCGTATTAGAGATATCGGATCTAGACTAGGGTCAATACGAAAAATTGATTACCGTATTTTGCCAAAAAAAAAGACCAATAAACGGATCATGGGTATTAAAGATCTAACTAAATATTTCAACGATAATTGCAGTGAAAAGGCAATTAATAAGAATCATCTTGTCAAATATCGCGGAAAAACAATAGTAGTAGATACGAGTATTTATATGTATAAGTTTAAAACATATGATCGCCTAGTCACTAATATGCGTAAGATGATTACTATATTGCTAAAATACAATATCACACCCCTTTTCATTTTCGACGGAAAACCAACCGCCGAAAAAAATGCGACACGTCTGGAAAGATATCGAGTAAGGCGTAACGCAGAAAGTAAATATTATCAAATACAAGTGGAATTGGATAACTTGCGCGCCCTAGGTGAATCGCCATATACGGATGAAATAGAACGATTACAAAAACAACAGGAAATAGTAAGAAAACAGTTTGTACGCGTAACTCATGAGGACAACTCGTCCGTAAAGGATTTATTAACTTCGTATAATATCAAATATATTATTGCACATGGAGAGGCCGATCGACTTTGCGTCGAATTAGTGCATATGGGAAAGGCATGGGCATGTTTGAGCGATGATATGGATATGTTTGTATATGGATGCCCGCGTGTCATGCGACACATAAGTCTAAGAGATGATACAGTAATATTTTATGATACAAACAAAATATTACATGAAATTGGCGTAGATCTACCATTATTTAGGAAAATGATCATCTTGACCGGTACCGACTATAACAAGAGTGTCAACGTTGATTTATTAGAATCCTCTAATTGGATTATGGAATACAAAAAATCTACAAATGAAGAAGATTTTTACGATTGGATCAATACAAAAATCAAGGACGGTATTGTAATTGATTTGACCATTTTGAAAAAAACATACAATCTATTCTGTCTGGGGGAAGAAAATCGTTATATTAGTGATGCCAATAATGACCCATGATAATCTTCAATACCGGTATGTGTGAGGTTGATCGTTACATCAATAAAAATGTCGCCGCCCATTTTTATCCAGCGATTGCTAAATAGCCAGTCTTCCGATAAATAATGCCCATCTTCTACGGCACAATCGAATATAGCATATGCGTAATTATTTTCAGTTCCACTTAAAAACCCGATATCGTCGATGTATTTAGACGATGGAAATTCGGCAAACATTTTTTCAATCACCTCGCGTTTTATCATCATAAACCCGGTGGCTAGATGTCTAACCTTGGCTAAATTATTCTCAATCGTTAATATGTTGGCTAAATAATTGACATTATATTTCAATAAATTGAATTGAATCATTTTTTCGTCGCTAAACATGCCATTTAACTGCGATTGGGCCAATTTATTTTTCCACGTTTGGATAACATTTGTGTTATACGGGTTTTGTTCATCTTTGACTAATTTATTCCAATTATAATTTTTAATTGGATATATGCCACCACATACCGGTTTAGTTGACAATACTAGTTTAAATATATCGATAGGAGACCATGATATATCATTATCAATAAATATAATATGTGTCATTTCCGGATCATTCATTGCCTTGGCAACCAGATTATTACGAGCTCTTGACACCAAACTGTCATTTTTGCAAAACTGAACTACCAATGGGAAATTATGTTGACGGAATAATGCGATTGTATTCATCAAACAGGTAACATACGTCAAAAAACACATACTTCCAAAACAGGGAGTCAATATATATAATTTAGGCCGGTTATCCTCTACAAACTGTTTTATAATTTGATCAAATGTATCAATTGTTTGAGTATTTTGAGACGTGCTCAGACTATTTGATGATTGTGAAAATACGGGTTCTATATCTTCATCCACGGATTCAAATGACGGTTGACCTGACATAATAATACTAATATTAGTATTATTTTTTTAAATACTTATCATACATATTTATAATAAGTATTTGAATATTTTTATATATAATTTTATTAATCGGTACCTTTATGTAAACAATGCGCCTACTTTTGCACTAACTTGGACTTCACCGTTCTAGGACGACGCTGGACTCTTACAAATCCTTCGTTGTCTTCACCCTCACTTACTGGACGCTTACTCGAATTGCGCGACGCCTTAGACGCATCCAACTCAGTAACCACATCCCTTTGAACGCGACGCTCCGGACGCTTCGATGGCTGTGACTCCAAAATCAATCTGCGCGTTTCGCACATAATAGGTCCTCCCTTGATTCCAGTAATGCACTGCGCATGATACTTGTGCTCGTCGTTTTCCGACGTCTCCAATACGAACTCGACGTATTCCCCTGGAACAAGATACTTATATTGCGAATCCGCAACGTTGATAGACGAAAAATGGACGAAAATATCCTCCCCCTTTTGTTCGACATCATCCTGAACCGTCACGAATCCATATCCTGCCTTGTTATTAAACCACTTAACAATACCGACTAGACGCTTAGATTGATCCTCGACAGACATCTCTCTTATACGTATATATGATGGGTTCATTTTATATAGTTTATGATATAATTATATTGCTTTAACCCATATTTTACTCAAAAAAAATAGTTATCCAATCTGAATAATCGATTGTATTTTCATATTCTAACTGATAACAAGTTCGCATATAGTTATATATCTTGGTCGACTGTATAACCGATGATATATTTTCCCACGATTTGGATGCGGACATCTCCTTCATATTCGGTGCGTTTTCCCAAGAAAGTGTTCCCAATATCATTTTCATGTATATATATCCCAATGAAATGAGATCGTCGCGGCGTGTGGGTTCCACTAAATTGTGCACATTCGGACTTACATATATAGGCGTTCCAATAATACTATCCTTTCCTTCTTTATATTTTATGTGTTTAACGTCTTCATCTACATAAAATGTGGCCAGTCCAAAATCTATGAGAACCAATTCTCCCCCTTTCAACATAAAATTGGCAGGTTTTATATCGCGGTGAATGACATGATGTTTATGTATTGTGCGTAAAATATCCAACAATACTGTCATAATTCGGTCTGGTCGATCCATCATGTTATTATGATCTGTAATATAGGTATCTAATGACATATCATAATAACTCATTACTACGGTGGGGTGTTCGCGGAAAATACCATACCAATATACCGCGGGTATTTTGGTACACCCGCGATTTCTCAAATAATTTAGTATGGTTGTTTCATGTTTAAGTATTTTAATATCGGCAATATTTTCATGGGATTCAATTTTTATGGCCACCGGCTCTCTATCCTTTATTCGTAACCCCTGATATACGACGCCAAATTTCCCTCGACCCATTTCATTTAATATTTCATATTTACCAAGAAATGCATTTGACATATAAAGATATATATCTTAGTATTTTTATATATTAATTGTGTATAGATATGGCGAAACTCACGCCAATTCCCACTAAAATGGTTTCTATCAAAATAGAAGACAATGTAAAGAGTAAAATATTCAATTGGACATTTGCCTTACTCTATTTCCTGTATTTCTTAGTATTTGCAGGTGTTTCAATAGTAGACGTAAAGTATGTTCATATACTAACATTTATTATCCATTTCGGTATCTGTGTATTTTTATTATGGCGATTTAACCCATATATTGATCATGTGCTAAGACCATACGATTCCGATATCATATTTTCGTCCGCAATTATTCTGTTAATAAATACCCTTTCCACCCAGTTTGGTACTGGATATATAAGCAATATTGTCGCCTATTTCCAAGAGTCTTTACAAACCGATATTAGTGAAGTATTTCGCCTCTGAATAGATTAGTCATTGTCGTGAACAACATAAATAAGATTCGCATTATTTTCTATCTAGGTAAATAATATGAATAAGCGCGATTTCCAAGAAATTGTAGAGAACGCTATTAGCGACCCGTCGTTAAATTCTACCATTGATATAGCTAATTTACTAAATGCCGTAGAAAATAATAAAAACGCCCATTTAGATAATAAAACACTCGACGATGTTTCCCGTGAAAAGTTGGAACAACTCGCGATAATAAAGGATCGCGATGCAATAAAAACACTTTTTTCTAAATTAGTAGACTATCGTTATGTAGATGAAATATACCAATTACACCGTGGAAAACATGTACGTTGGATTCGACATACCAACCCCGCCGATTTGAAAACAGGTGGGATAGTAGTCGATATCAAATTCTTGGATACGGGGACGCATGTCTTGGTAAAAAACAATTTCAATCGATTTATCCAATACAAATATGATGATTGTATTACGTTTCAAAAAATGTCAACTGATGAAATGCTTATATTGGCCGCATATGATTCAATAACATCATCCGGTTGAACCGGTGTTTATAATGAAAAAGATCAAGTATATGAATCTGCAAACCAATTTAAAATAATATCACTTATTTATATTATATCATGCTTTCCAAGTTTGCAATTCCCGATACGGATTCAACTAAAATATCTACTAGTGCGTTACTGAAAGAATCCAATAAATCGACCATTCATTTAGCAAAATACAAATTACCCGAACTCAAAGTAATCGCAAGGGATTTCAAACTTCATGTAACGGGAACAAAACCCGTTCTAATTAATCGCATCGAAGAATATTTTAAACGAACTGCCAATACAATAAAAATACAGAAATGTATTCGCGGATTTTTCGTGAGAAAATCGTTTAAAATTAGGGGCGATGCGTTAAAAAACCGAAGTCTGTGTGTAAATGACACTGATTTTTATACGATGGACCCCCTCGTTGAAATTCCACATGACCAATTTTATAGTTATACCGATGCCAAGAATTTCGTCTATGGATTTAATCTCAATTCGTTGATTATGTTATACAAAAAAAAGGGGTCGATATCAAACCCATATAACCGCGAAAAAATGGATCTGGTAAATATTTTGCGTTTACACAGTTTGGTAAGTATCATATACAAGGATTATGTGCATGATAATGAAAAGGTCAATGCGCCGACCCCCGTATTACAAAATCGAAATACGGTTATTGATGCCTCGCAAAACACTATTATTACATCTAATCCGGTTCAGACAAATGAAGAAACGCCGATACCATTATCCACCGTCAATTCGGTGATCAATTATTACGGCATTCGTCAATACGCCGATATAATAAACAATAATATTGCTAAATTGACATTAATTCGTACGCGATCTCTAGATGTTCGCGTGCGCGAAGTCTTTATGGACATTGATCAATTAGGTCACTATACCGATTGCAATTGGTTTTTGAATTTAGACCGTCGAAGTCTCTATATTTTCTATGTTGAACTTGGAAATATTTGGCGGTATCGCGCACAGATGTCAAACGCCACAAAATACCGCATTTGTCCATACGACCCGTTTTTAAACGTGCTTCCGTCGATCACAATAACGACCCCCATGTTATCTGCCGATCTTTTGAGAATGGCCAGTTTACGTGTAATAGAGAATTTAGTATATATGGGAATCGATTCAGATTATCGAAATTTAGGTGCATTTCACGTCTTGACCGGATTGACTTTAGTTTCAGTTGCGGCACGTACTTCCATGCCCTGGTTATACGATTCTATACTATAATATTATCCAATGTCTCGATATTAGATAATAGCGCGTGGGAATATATAGAATCCGTTTAATTTAGGGATTTTTTTATTTATAAAATAAATATATTCGATGGACAATTGTATCACATGGGAAATGGTTTAGCAATTGTTATTGAAAATATAAATGCGTTAAATGATTTAAAAAACTAGGTATATATAGTGTATAAGACGAAAATGGTCCGAACGAATAACAAGTCCTCTACAGTCCCAGTTGCCTCATCTAGTGCCGCCGCCGTCCCGGTTCAGAATGCCGCCGTTTCTGACTCTACCAAGAAGTCGAAGAAGCCAAAGTCTGCCGTATCCGCCCCTGTTTCTGCCTCCGTTTCTAGCCCGGTTGAGACAGTCAGTCCGGCCGATACCGTTTCCCCTGTTGAGAATGTCGTCGTTTCAAATGTGGACGCCGTGGATGGTGTCAATAGCCCTATTACTCAAAAGTTGAGCGAGTTTTCTGCTAAGCTACAGCAGGTTGCCGGCGTTATCTCAACCCTGAAGACCGAGTACCGAGTGTTGGAGAAGGCCATTCAGCGTGAGTTAAAGGCGAACCAGAAGACTTCCGCCAAGAAGGCCAGACGTGCCGGTAATAGAACTCCATCTGGGTTTGTCAAGCCGACCTTGATCAGTAACGAGCTAGCCGTCTTTCTAGGAAAGGAGCCTGGAACTGAGCTAGCCCGCACTGCCGTGAGCAAGGAGATCAATCAGTACATCCGCGACAATAATCTCCAGGATAAGGAGAATGGTCGCAAGATCAACCCCGATGCCAAGTTATCTGCACTACTCAAGTTCAGTCCAGGTGATGTCCTTACCTACTTTAACTTGCAGAGATACATGAAGCATCATTTCCGCAAGGCAGAGCCAGTCGCCGTCGTCGCTACTGCCTAACTATAGTCTTGAAAACAACAAAACTATAAAAAACAATATAATAAACTAAAAATATAGGATGTTATAGATATCCTATATTTACTATTCATGATCAGAATCGCCTCCACTATCATAAAAAAGTGAATTATCATCACTTTCTTCGGATATCAGGGAACCTTCGGACGCATCTCCAACATCGTATTCTACATTCATATAATCCATATATTCTGTAAATTGTACATGATTTTTCATAAAATTTACGTCCGCAATATTAAAGGGCAAATGAACATCATTGAAATATATCTCTCCCTTAAATTTTCCAAAGGGTCGATTTAATTCAAATACTTTTTTTACGCGAATCATTTTGCGACCAAACCTCGGATTATATTTATGAAAATGATGCAATTGACTATATAAATGATCCATCGATTGTTTTTGCACAATAGTAGACAATGAATAGGCCCATTGAAAATACATATATAAATACGGTTTAAAGACCTCTATTATGCGACTACTGGGAAAGTCGTGATGTATTTTAATCTTGGAATATTCACGTATCATAGTGTATATTGATCCTAATAAAACATCCTTTGACATTGTGGCAACGTGGTTTTTTATATAAAAATCGCGAATAATATATTGATTTTCGCGTTGAAATCGCAAAATATCAAAATTTGACTCAAAAAACAGTTGCATCAGTTGCGGAGTTGCGCAATTCGAAGATCGAACAAAAAAATATATATTATACAAATCAGCCTTGGTAAATAGAATATTGTTATACGGATTCTTTAATGGAATTGGTTCCGAAAAAAAATAGGGTGAATGGCTAAGATTTCGATTAAATAAATGTACTATATCATTTAGTGTAAATAAATAAATGCGCCTTTCTTGGTAAATTTCAACAATATTGATTGATCCGCGATCAATCGGTGACATCAATAAATCGATCGAATTATATTGCACTGTTCTTTTATGTCGAAACACCTTGACAAATCTCACCAACGCAAAATATGTCTTCTGTGCCAAGTTAAATATTGAAAATATATCGATCTTTTGTTCAACTGATAAATGATTATCTCTTAGAATATTTCTAATAAAGGTATATTTATCATGTTTCGGCGTTGAAAACATATTCATATAATATCTATATTGGGTCAATGTGATAGGATAATAATGTAAATGTAACCACGTTTTTAATTGATCTTCGATCTTGGTAGAATATATTACATTTTCTTGGTTTATTATTTTCTGTACAATGTAATCATGCATTTATGATTATTACCAAGACAGTTTTATATAATTATACACAATCTTTATTTTGTGCGTTAGCTAGAATGCGTATACGAAACATTTTTATTATCGTCATGTATAAAAGTAACAAATGCACATTGGACAATTTGAAATACATAAATGCACTAAAACAACAAGTGCACTGTTTCTAATATCGTTCATATATTATTTATATTGGTCCAAAAAAAATGTTAATGAAGTTATTTTGGGATGGTGTTTAATTATCGTCTTTTATTTTTCCCAGTTATTTTGGCACAACCCAATTCGCGGATCTCTTATACACAAACTAGATGCCTATATTGCCAAGATATCCATTGCCTATTTTATTGTATATACGTTATTTTGTAAAAAAATGCGATATGTACAAATTACCCAGTATTTGTATATGATATGTATTGTAATTATGGCATTTTATCTTAGTAATTATTATTCTAACCAAGAATGGTGTTCTATAAAACACATTATATTTCATACCATACTCCATCAAGTGTGTTTTTTATTGTCATTGTATGCGTTTATACCATAATATTTATTCTAGAAATTGAAATCCATCCTTTGGAAACTTTTGCAATATCCAATATGGGAATGGTACGTGATGAATACCCTTATTCGCGGAAATATGATGTTCTTTGCACAATACCACCATATTGAATCTGGAATCAACAAACAGATCCGGATTTTTAGCCACTTCGTCCCAATCAAATGCGTCACCAATATTTTCACCGGTTTGTATATTATAACAAATGTTGGCAAATTCACCGAATTTGTGCCAGTCGATTGCATTCTGCGCCGCCTTTTCTACATAGAAATGATGCGTTTCGGTAATGGCCGCGGCAGAATTACCATCCGTTTTATGCGATTTTCCACATATAAAACATGGTAGGTCACGACGATGACATAATTCATGATGGGTCTTGGTATAAATGGACGAATTTTTCCTTTTTTTGTGATGCGGATAATTGACCGTATAATGGGATGTCATTTTTACCGCATGGGCTATATCATCATCTTCATTATGAACAGTGACGTCTAAAATCTCATCTCTACTCTGTGAAGTATAGACATTCGGTACGCTTCTCCGCATATAACTGCAACATTGATTACCCATTTCACCGATTAGTTTGTATTATATAATACAATAATACAATCAATTTTACACATTTGGTAATATATACAATTTATTTCTTCTTGCGGTATCGGCGACGCGTACGTCTCGGGTTATATCCAAATAATTCGCGATGTGTAGCATTTCGAGAAGGAAATGCCAACTGGTTCGATATTGCAGATTCATATTGACGTCGTGTATATCTATCTGGGCTAAATGGACGTAACAACCATTCCAATGTAACATCTTCTTCGGGATTTGCATATGCAAAATGCGATGGATCCATGTACACCCATCCGTCCTCTTCTATTAATGACACCATTGCATGTGTCATATTTTCATCAAACTGGCGTCGATTTATACTTCTAGTACTGCCCCCCCCACACGACAATTCGAGTACATCTCCCATAATGTCTTTTGTCGCATCTAAATATGGTGGCAATAGTTCGTGATTACATACATTCTCCGACATTTCTTCAACTAATTCATTCAAATGGGCTAAATGAGTTTGTACCGTTGTTCCTCTAGAAGAAGAATTTCTAGATCCGAACCACCGTTTCAAATAGCGAACGCTGGTATCCCAAATATGGTGACCAATTTCTTCGGGGGTGGGTGAACCATATTCCTCTAATTTGCGGTCTAACCATCTTTCACCGAATGCATCGCTTGTAACACTGCTAATTGAAGTGGCGATATCGATTATTAAATCGGTGTCTAATCCATATTCGGTGGGTTCATTTTCGATCGTTTGCCTTTTCATTTTATCTAGACGTATTTGTTTTTCCACAACGCGTTTTCTAATACGACTGGAAAATAGAGGACGTCCGGTGTGATTGTTTCTTATTGCATCGTCCATAGCTAAATAACGATGCGGAGGTGCCTGTATATTCCATACTTCGTCTGGTACGATAAAAATATTGCTCGAATTAAATTCGCGAACTAAATAAAAGATACGGCGACCCAATTGACCGAATGGAATTATAACGGCATGTAATAGTGCATCCGTATCCATGCCATATTCTGTGGGTTCATTCCAACTTGCAGGTACACCTCTTCGTATTTGTTCTCCATCTCCTAATAGTACAGTATTATAATTCTCCCCCCACGTGTCATCTCCAATATAAAAAGTGAATCCATGGGTATTCATGACCGTGTCTGCTATCCAATTATACAAATGTATAAATGAGGCAGGAACAAATCGTAGAGTCGTTATGAATGTATTATACACAATATCCCAGAAGATACGTTTGGGTTTTTTCGATGCACCGGGTTCGTAATCATACATATCAATTAATATTTGCATCGCAAATCCCCAATAACGTAACACAATTTGAAGTGGCATTAAAAGAAAGAAATTAAGTAAAAGTATTACCGATCCGGTACCGCCAATTAAACGATAGATTGGCCATAATTGAATAGTGCCCACTTTTGCGTCTGTCTTAAAACTTGCACCAAACGTTTCAAATATTGAGAAAAAGTCGCTAAATACGATATGGGCAAATTCTGTGCCATAACGTAATGCTTTAGTTAAATTTACCCATAAATTGTATAGGGGTGTATATATACGTTTAAAAAAGGAATCTTCTGTAAAATACTGATGCCATTTACGCATTCCCATGAATTTGCCATTAAACCCGAATTCGTAATGTTCAATTTCTTCTAATATTTTTTTTAATCGGTCGTCGAGTATGTTGCTAGCAACTTGTTGTGGAATAGACCCCTTTTTCTTAGGATCACGCGAATCCTTTGGGATATAAATAGGTCGTTTTGGTTTGACGGGTCTCTGTCTTCTAGTTTGTTTTGATTTTGCATTTTTTTCTATTGGTGTTGGCTGACCTATTATTGGCGCGGCCTGCGTTACACCCGAGATTGCCTGCCATATACGTTGCCCTATTGTGGTTTCACCCGAAATAGATGGAACTCTATCTTCTGCTAAAACAACAACGCTCGGTTGTAATAAGGCTTCGCCGTCAACGGTCGATGATAATGCTACGTGGTTATTATTCAACTCTAATTCGGTCGGTGGTGGATAATTTCCCTTTTTGCGTCGAATCTTTTCCGCGACGCGTTGTCCAACAATTGTCTTAGGTGCAGGGTTGGTTCCGATTTCATTAAACGGCGGTGAAAATGCGGGAAATGAAGTTGGATTTGGATGCAAAGTTGGTTCGCGATAAGGTACAAACCCTGGAGGTATTTTTGGTTCAACCTCATCCAATCCTCTTTCTTTAGCAAATGTTTTAATTTTTTCGGCCACTTGTTTGCCGAATTTTGATGTTTTACCTATTGCGGGTTCTTGAACTACAGATTGTGAAGTTAATATTTTTGGGCTTTCGGGTGAAGAAAAAACGGGCAAAGATGCCGCGGCGGTCGTGACCGCTGGTCTTAGAGATGATTCTTTATATGGAACAAACCCCGGAGGAGAAAAAGATGGTACTAAGTCAGATGTTGCAGATACGAAAACTAATTGACCAACTCTCAACCCACCTACGTCAATAATATCAGTCGTAGCATTACCTACTGTATTGACCATGCCCTTTCCTTCGATTTCAATCATTATTTCTTCACCAGTCGCATTCACATTAACTGGACCTGTAGTATAACCTAATAATCCAGTATCTAAATCCAATATTGCACGAACCGCCGATGGGAGTTCCATATCCACCGAAAGATCACCAACTGGCATACAATCTAAATTTTCAAGACGATAAGGTGTTAATGGACCCATGGATAAGTCGGATTTTATTGGTGAAGTTGTTTCTATATTAAATCCATATAAACTACATTCTGAAACTACTTCTGGGTCATCTAAAAAATCAGTCCATACATCTTCGCACCATACGCCCATATTTTCATCATATGCTTCTTTCAATTCGGCATCCAATTTAGAGATAGCGATTATTTCGCGCTCCTCGTCAGTTCGTGCCACAAACCCGGGTCGATTAGGTGCAATAGCGGCTACCAAAGAAACCACAGTTAGAAATCCGAATGAACGGCGATTAAATGTTCTTAAACTTTCTTGGAATTCTTCTTCTTTTGATTTACGTTTTCCTTTTTTAGGTGCGGGAGGGGGTGAGGGTGAAGATGAACTCGGCGAATCGGGTGGTGTAAACCCTTTTTTTCGAATTATTTTAGGCGCAGAGGTTGCACCCGCGGCCGGTTTAGGCGGCGAAGGTGGACCGGTCGATGAACTCATTATTACTATATAAATATATATTATTTAGTAATACTTATATCTCGAAATATCAGATATCTAAATATTATTTATTTCACATGTTTACGTTTTTGTGTATTTACTCGTTTTTTACGATATCTTCGCGAAATCTTTATCGTACGTTTATGAAAAGAAGAACCGCCGTTATGTTCACTGGACCTGCGATCCCTAGACCTAGATCTAGACCTAGAGCTAGATCTTGGCCTGCGATCACTAGAGCTATATCTTGGCCTGCGATCCCTAGAGCTAGATCTTGGCCTGCGATCCCTAGAGCTAGATCTAGATCTTGGCCATTCTTTATGGGGGAGGTGTCTTAAATTACCTTTACCTGATTCTAAACGCTCTTTCGATTTCATAAATATATCAAATTTTGTTTGGAGTTCTTCTTCATTTCCAATACTTAAAAGTTGACCTATTGATATATCTGTTTTAATTAATTCGGCGGTTAGTGGCGAATCCTTTTCTAATGATCTTTTTACGGAATCCAATACTTTGGATTCCAATACTTTGGATTCCAATACTTTGGATTCCAATACTTCGGGGTAAATGATTCTTAATATGCCTTGTATTCCATCGACATCTGCATATGTATCATCGGTTTCGTTTAATTCACGTGAATCACTGATTAGACGTTTCGAAGTAAGAAGTAATTCGTCATCTAATGGAATACCCGCCGGAAATAAAATATTTCCCTCCAATACACCCTTACATACAAATCCCGCAATAGTATCGACGACTGCGGTGACCGATGGAAAGTGTTTCCAAATATTAGAGACAACGTATTTAGAAGATGATGACGATGATGAGTCAGATCCAAGTATCTGATTTTTTAGACGTATTGAACCTAAAACTAAATGATACAACACAAATCCAGATACAAGTACTCCTCCTACCTGATACCATGCCCCTAAATTAAGTTCTCCTATTAAAATAGCACTTGCATTTTTAGTAATACTATATGCATTTTCCATAAATTGTATACCCGTCGTACACCCAAATAAAACGTTTTGATAAAATCCGTCCTGATTTTTTAAAATTGTATGCCATTCAAATGCAGTATGAGCCTCACCGCCGATTTGTATCAACATCGGAAACATATTTTCTTTCAATTCTTCAATATATGCATGGCAAATCCACTCAGGAATACCTTCATTTAAACATATTGCAAGTACAGTTTCTTGCCCCAATATAGACACCGGACCCGCCATACATAAACCGCCAAACGCAATTAGAATAAGACCATACAACGTATTTCTTCGTCTTTCTTTGTCGTTTGTAATACTTACATCATTGGGATGATCTATCGATAAAATAAGACTATTGCCACGGCGTTCGGAATCCATGGGTGGTACCATAACAGATGATGTGGATAATTCATCTACGGCTGCATTTTGATCTACGGCTGCATCTTGACTACCAGACATTATATATTATATTAACATAAAATCATTACTATATCTTCATTTGTCTAAACACTATCGGCGAATTTCATAAACCCTATCGGCGAATTTCAATATAAAGATTAATTGATACGAACGTCTAAGAATGATCGTTTATTCATTTTCTGTGTCGTTACAACTGCGCCATTTTTAATATAAAAAAACATATAGAAACGATTCATTAATTGCTGAAACCAGGTCGCATTATTATCCATACTTTTCCTTATAGAATCAATATAGGGTCCTGTATTTGGAATATATTGACCCAGATTCATCGTTGTAAACCCGTCCGAAGGTTTAATCGTATTTAAATCAACATGCGGTTTAATCTTTGACGGATTTCCATACATCATATTCATGAACTTTATAAACATGCCCGATTCTTGTTTCATTGTTTCCGCAATAGGCAAATATATAAATGAAACCAAATATAATATGAAAAAATATAAAATAACAACCATAAATAATACAATTGTTCCGTAAATAGCATTTGCCATACTCTGTGGGCCAAATAAAAATGTATCTTTATTAATTGGTGTCGGAATTTTACCCATCCAACTTAAAAAATGCATATCATTCATATTAGTATCTGTGTTTCTATCACTCATAATATTACAAACAGTTATATTATATTTTTATAATATTTATTCATAAAATACATAAAAAAAGTTCGATAGATATAGAATACGACGCCATGAGTTTAAATAATGCTGAACGCCTCGATTTGAAACGCCTAGTGGACGAGATGGAATGCGAGAATAATACCGAAACGATACGAAAAATAAAACATAGTGTCCGCATTCGTGACGATATACGTAAGTTCGAGGTATTAAAAAAGAGTCGCGCCGATCTAAGAAGAACAGACGAGACTGCATTCATAGAATTAGCTAAAGTCGAATGTGTATTTCTATATGATAATTATACCGACATATTTAGCAAGGTTGCTAAAGACGAATTGGATCTCTTGATTATGACTAAATTGTTGCATATTCTGAAAATGATCGAGGACGGCGACGTCGATCAACACGAAGGTTCGGTATTAGTGGGTAAAATGTTGAAAGAGTTATATATTGATTCTGCATTAAAACGCGCAGACAATTTGGACAAAGAGAATGCGACCGCAGTAGAACCAAAAGAAGAGGGTGTGTGTATATCTTGGAAAGAATATAAAAAGGTACATTTGAATTAAACGTTTGGCATCATTTTAGCAGATATCCAAAGATGGTACTTGGTGATACTTGTCGTTATTTTCAATAGTATAATATTTCATTTTATGTAAATAGCCAAAATTATAATACCATTGTCCAATCCATATAATATATTATATATAGCCCTTTCACTTGAAAGAAAACATTTTGATATTGTGATATGTTTTTAGGATGACATAAACAATCTTTACCTTTGTGTATTATGAAATGGTCGTTATAATACACCTTTTCGCATTGAAAATGCGCAAACGCAACGTTATCTTTAACTCATTTACGCCCACAAAGTGGGCGTGTTGAATGAAAAAGGTGTAAAATAGTATTTATTATATTATTCGTCCATTAACATCAATGCCATTGCGGCATAATTGTGTAAATCGATTAAAGTATCTCTAATCCCCTCATCCTTTATTAAATTTACGCCATTTTTTGTGATAGACATGGTGCGTTGTAACTTATCTTCTATTCTCATTAATACGCCAATAACTCCATATTTGGCGAATGCATCGCCATAATCGGCATTTTTTTTGGTAAATAATTCAAGTGCCTCAGTTTGAATCTTTTTCATTTGCGCCACTCTATCCATTTCAATATACAACCTAAATTATTATATTTATATTATTTATATAGATAAATTCGACGGTTTAAATGACCAAAATTGTAAATAGAATAATTATACCAGTTATTGTTATTTTATGGTCATTGTCGTTTCATTTATTCAATATAGAGAATTACCAAGGTTTGGTAAACGATCCACCACCGTTTAACCCAAAAAACAAATACAAATATTCGGCAGTCATCGTGGAAACAAAAAAACACAAGGCTCTCCAATTCGTATTGGAAAATATTAGAGATAATCTATCGAATGAATGGGGTATTGTTCTTTTTCATGGAAATAAAAACATAGATTACATTAATAACATTATTGCCGCCTCTGGAAAATTAAATGACATCCGTTTAGTTAATATAAATGTAGATAATTTAAGCATTAGCGACTATAATAAATTATTAATAAATGAACATTTTTATAAGCATATCGATACTGAAACAATATTAATATTTCAAACCGATTCAATGATATGCCCTCAACACAAAGACGATATAAATAATTTTTTAAAATACGACTATGTTGGTGCACCGTGGACAAATAATACGATTGGTGATGGCGGGTTTTCTTTACGAAAAAAAAGTAAAATGCTCGAAATAATAAAAAAATGTCCATATAATAACGAAAGTGAAGATGTGTATTTTTCATCAAATAAATGTGTAAAACTCTATATGCCCAAATTTGAAGAAGCAAAAATGTTTTCTACCCAAAGCATTTATAACAAAGATAGTTTCGGTATCCATTCCACATGGAAATATATATCTGATAAAAAAAAAATGGACGAGAAAGAGAATCATTGTACTGGATTTAAAAATTTGACCGATCTAAACAAATAGATTTTTATTATAATAGAATCTTGTATTTTCATTACTATTCAATGTAATGAAAATATCATAATATCGGTGTATCGCATTGCAGTCCGATGTCACGACTAAAATTTATCCAAATATTCAAACCGTACTTAAATCGATAGGGTTTAGAGATTAACAGTCGATCAATATCGTATTTTCGTAATACACATCATTTTCTTCTCCATATCTACCGTTTCGTATCCATTGTTTAGGGAATGTCACTATTTTGTTTGGATTCTCATTTAAATACGATCCCCACCAAGAAAAAGAGCTATTACTGCAAATACCACCCAAATTGCACATGGACATTAGATAAAGGGAATTTAATGGATTATCTAATACAAATGTTTTATTTGGAATACGGGCAAAAATGGGATACTGTTTGCAATATTCAATATCATCGCTAAAAATATATACATGGGCATAGGTTATGTCTGCGATGGATGCGATATATTCAATCGCGCGTGTAAAATATCCATCATGATCCAGGTTATAAGCCATTTCACCCCCCTTAACGATATAATCTCCGCGCCTATAATGAATAAAAAAAGAATTATCTAATCCGGGGTATTTATTATACAAATTCTTCATAATATCGGGTTGTTTAAATAATCTTATTATTTCATGTTTATAATTTTTAAAATATTTTTCGCATTGAAAATAACCATTTAAATAAACATCCTCGTCAGTATTAATAATATTATCATTATATTGGAAACAATCCATTGCATTATCAATCTCGACGCACTTTTTGATATTCGACGGTAATTTATCATTATATATGACTAGCCAATTTTTGTCCTTAAATATAGTGTCAAAATAAATATTCAAATAGTCATTATGTGGAAACTTCGATTTTTTAGTGTCATTTACAATAATTAATATACGATTATGTTTTTTCGCAATACCATATGCGGCCGCGATTTGAAACAATTGGTTGCCTAGTCCGCCCATTATTTGTACGTATATTTTTTTATGACGATTTTGAATATTTTGATATGATAATTCATGAAAAAAATGAAAATAATCCTGATATAAATCATAATTAGTAGGATATATGTTACATAATCCTAAATAATACCCTACCATAATATCTTCATTAAATATATATAGGTCCCTTTTCGACGAATTAAAGGCACGTATAGCATTTATACTAAGATAATACAATGGTCCGGGCGTAAATTTGCACGTGGGCAAATACATACCTATATTATCCAAACGTTTATCTCGTGTCTTACCTCTATGGTGATAACACAATTGTTCATTACAATGATGTAATGATCCCGCATATTGAATAGAATTTTCTAAAAAATGGGAAATAGACCGGTTTATGTGATTTATGGAAGGAATAATATCATCATCACATTTAAATATTCCCTTTATGTTTGGAAATATATCTTGTACGACTTTTAATAATTGTATCGTTTTGTCACATAAATGTTCATAATAATCACCCACGTTTAATACTAAATATTTGTCATGTAAGATTTGATAATTGCAATTAATATTGTCGTCACCATACACTATATAAACCTTGCAATTATACAATTTATTATTTAACATGTCATACAATTGTTCTGATAACTGTAATTTAGATTTACATGAATATATAATAAATATAACTTCCGTCATATTTATTATAACCCCATTTTTTTATAATAAAAATAAACGCAATCTCATCGCGTAGCCTGAATGCCAATTATACCGGTTGAGCCGAATCCACCTACACCACGTTCCGTTGTACTTAATTCACTTTCTGTTTCTACCAGATATACCAATATGGGATCGAGATTCGGCATACATATCTGCAATAATCGAGTATGTTTTTGCAACGGATAGCTCGGATGACCCAATACCGGATCATTTAACCATCTAAATGCGGCCATAAGAAACCCTCGATATCCACTGTCAATAATACCTGTATGATTTGATAACATCAACTGCGTCTTTGAAATACTCGACCTAGGATGAACCAAAAAGGGCGAAGATGTCAATCGTCGAGTTTCTACATCGAAACAAAACATTTCCGTCTTAATACCAAGATCGATCATTTTGGTGATATTCGCTTGTTTGAATTCAGTATCTTGGGGGATGAAAATATCAAATCCCGAATTCGGATAGTATGATTGAATAATTGATTCATTGTGTTCTTTCACATGTTGGCGATATAATGAAACCAATTCGGCATCATCTGAACGAACATATAACTTGAGAATACCACATTTAGGTACTTTGCAACTTAACCCCAATAAATCATTATATGCCGCGTCCATATTATTCACGCCAAATATTTCCGGCGTCTCTTGTAAACTATTATATAGATCAATCGACGACATTATATCATAATATTCCAAGATGTTTTTATATATTTACATGTAAACATATAAACTTCTCTATACACCTATTCACAGTGAAAATACGTAAATGTTTACAATATAATATTAGTCAAGAAATGCAAAAGTATAATAAAAATATATATAAAGGTATATGTCATTCGTTTCAAAATTAGGGTGGGTCGCGGGATGTGTCATGTTGATATATATAATATATCTTGGCAATATCAATCTTTTTTTATTGTTGTCATTATTCGCCGTATTATTCTTTGTGTTTAGTACTTTAAAATACGTAGATAAAACCGTAAATGTAATGGAAGGCGATATCATATTTATTGACTATTTTACAATGAGACGTCTAGATATTATTCTTGCCATTATTTTCATCTACATAATGATGGTTTATACCGTATTGACGATTATTTTTTCGCAAAATAGTATTTATTCATATACCAGATCGAATACGTTTCAGTGTGACCCACTACTATATTATTTAGGAAGTCGTAAAGGATGTATGCGTGCCCCTGCACACCAAGAAGGAATGAAAAATGAAAAGGACGACACTTTCTTAGAAAAAATGATACACATTTATTCTGTATTGACATTTCCGATTTTTAAAATATATCAATTTTGTGTTCAAATAATAGTAATCATTAAAGAATTTAGAGATAATTTAGAAAGGTCGATGAAATCATGTATTATCTTTTATTTAGATAAACAACATGAGTTATTTACCAAATGGCACGAAATATTTATTCAGCCCATAACGTTAAGAATAAATGATACACTATACAAAGAAATACAGACGGTATTTGATCGATACAAATGATTCACAAATGCAACAAGTCGCGTAATTACAGAGATCAAAGATAAAATCTAGGAAATATGTATATAATGAAAAGTAATACCTCTGTGACGGTTATTTTTATATTGGCCATTTTCTTTGTTATATCGATATCGACTGCAATGGGATCGACCTATGTTCCGTTTCAGTTTGGTTCGTCCAAATTACATCAGTATCCATATGAGGGATTTAGATCACGACTAGAATACACTACTTATCCAAGAAATACACCCATCGATTTAATGGACAATAGATCCATTACAGAGGCGAAAATGGACAAGGTAAAGGTTCGTGGATTTGATGGTCTATTACCATCCCCAAATAGCAATGACAATAATATTGACACATACTCGCAGGCACCCTCTACTAATACATGTAAATCATACGGTTATACAAATTCAACCGGATTTTTATGTCTAAATGACGAACAAATTAAATTACTTACTACCCGGGGTGGAAATATGTCTACCGGTGACTCTTATATTGGATAAATAACCGCACTCGTAAAATAATGTCATTCTAATATGACATTATTTTTTATATATGAATGACATCGAACCGTACCAAATATCGTTATTTCTTAGTATGTGAATATCTCTTTTTCGTTTTACGTGTGGTCGATTTCGACCTTCTCGATCGTCTCGATCCGGTCGATCGTCTCGATCGCGTCGACATCGTCTTCATTGAACTCACACTACTTGATTTCATCGCATTCCATTCTTTAGATGCAATGGGCAATATTTCACCCAAGGCTTTTCCAGGCATTTCCTTTGATTTTTGTTTGACAAAATCTAACCACTTCATTATACACTATACAAATATTTTATACTCCTTCTAAGAAAATGTTTTCAGACATTTTGTACAATACTCAATCATAATCGTTTTTTCTAAACTCACATCGATATAATCACGCACAATACAATGTTCACAATAACGCCCAATAAAGAGATTTATTTTTGCTAAAACTGCCTTGTATTCTTCTGTTTGATTGGTCTCCTCCACCGATTCCAACGCACTTTTTGCTGAATTCATAGCATGTATCATATTTGTATTATTATTGGACATAAAAAAGATATCTAATATAATCAGAATTTATATTTTTATATACTTTTGTCTCGACACCCTATATCCATTAAACGAATTCATATATACATTGAGAGTAAACTTTGATTCTGTTTCTCTTCATTCTTAATGAGGACATCGACGTCCTTATTGGAGACCGTCATTGGAAATTGGACCACCAATTCAATATCCTTTTTCAATATATCACTGTCACACTGTAATAAACGAAATAGATTCAATTTGGTATGAACGATCTCGAGACATCGTTTCAAATTGCGGACCCCCGATTCGTCTTTTGTCAGTGTCTTATTCGATATAATATATTGTAACGTTTCGTCGGGAATGATTATCTCGTCTTCGGCAAAATTTACTTGTTCGCGAATCTTGGGCAATAAATATTTGCGCGCGATGACCACCTTTTCCTTGGTATTATAACCTTTCGTTTGAATACGATACATACGATCAAGGAGGATCGGGTTCACCTTTGTTTCATCATTATAACTAAATATGAAGAGACACTTGCTCAAATCAAAATCGATCTCCGAAAAGAACTTGTCGTGAAATTGTCCATTCTGTGTAGTATCGGTTAAATGCGTCAAAATACCGATAATTTCGTCGCCCCTTGGTGTGCCACTGACCTTGTCCAATTCATCGAAATAGATCACTGGATTCATGCATTTGCTATCGACCAATATTTGTATAATTTTGCCCCAACTACTTCCTTCATAAGTATAAGAATGGCCTTCTAAATAACTCGAATCGCCCGCGCCACCGAGTGCAATAAATGCGAATTCACGACCCAAAATTTTGCTAATTCCGTCTTTAATAAGAGTTGTCTTGCCAGTACCCGGTGGTCCATTGATTGCGATCGAAGTACCCATCGCTTTAGGATTCGCTATCCATTGGCCAACCATCTGCAATATCTGCAATTTGGCATCGTCGAGGCCATATACGCAATTGTCCAACGTCATTTTGGCGTCCACTATGAATCGGCTACAAACGTCGACACCATCGGACATCTTTACGTCCATATTCTTGTATTGGCCAAATGGAACCCGCATAAACATATCCACCCAATGTTTGATTTTGTAATATTCTGGATCTCCTGGCTCCATGGATCTCAATACATTCAATTTTTGCATGACGGTTGCCTTGTATTTCGGTGGAATACTCGACTCTAATAGAGTAAGTCGATAAGGTTTGTCAATATTGATCATGGCATTGATGTCTTTCATTTCATTCATAATTCGACATTGTTCCTTGTTGGATAATTTGGTCTTGAAATATTCGAGTTCACCCGTCTGTTTCGTTTTACCGTTGATAAGATCGTAATATTTTTTAGCATTCTTGCGACGCGATTTCTTGACTAATTCAGATATCGAATTGCGACAATCTTCCATGGCCTTTCTCAACATCTTACTCTTTGGTTTCAATTTGAGTTTCTCGGTCAAATGTTTCTTTAAATCGAGTAATTCGATATATTCGGCCTCGACATCTCCCGATACAGGTTCATCCTCTACCTTTTTCGTCTTTTTTGACTTCTTTTCCGATTTCTTTTTGCGTTCCGATGGATCTGTGTCGCTAGTAACTACCTTATCCACCTTTTCGAATGTTTCTTTCATAAATGTCGCCTCGTCGTCACTATTACATACCTCATTCTCGTCCTCTTCCAGTGCACCCAAATCTTCCTCCGGATAATCATCATAGGTAAACACAATGTTAAAATGCCCCGGTTTGTCGTCGGCATCTTCGGTGTCATCTTCATCTTCGTCCTCTTCATCGGACTCTTCTTCCTCTTCCTCGTCTTCTACCTCGCGTTTTGAGGACGTCTTTGACGATTTACGCGGAGGCTTAGTCTTTGTTGACTTAGTCTCCTTAGTCTTTTTAGAAATCCTTTTTTCCTCGGCGAGCTCTTTTGCGGTTTCCAGACGCCGGGTTGAATACTTCGATGGAAACATAGTGGTGATCAACTTTTGAAACGCCACATTGTCCATCGCATTATCCTCGTCTTCGTCTTCGTCGTCTTCGTCGTCTTCGTCGTCTTCCTCGTCATCGTCTTCGTCGTCTTCGTCATCCTCATCTGAAGACGAGGAAGAAGATGTTTCAACTTTCTTCTTATGATTTGACCGTTTCGACTTCTTTGATGGCACATATTCCGAATCAGAAGTATCTGTCTCCCAATCTTCCGTCTCTGAATCTGAATCCTGTTTATTTTTATTCAACTTCGTTTTTTTATTATTACGAGTATTGTGTACCTTTGATTGCTTGTTATTCATATTACTCGGCATGGTTTAATTATTATACAGTGCTATATTTATATCTCTATTTTGATTGATATGTCAATCAATTTTTCGAAATATCTTACGACATAAGATATGTAGATATTTCGAAAAATAACCAAGACTATCAAAAATTAAATCGATATAATTTGTTGTTTATAAAATAGAAATGATTGTTATATAAAATTGATTCAATTGATATAAATATATCGCATAGTATATTATAGCCATTATTATGTCATCCCAAAAATCGAGAACAAATGAATATAAGGCTCCATCGAAAATCATCGGTGTTCAATTTAGTATTTTGTCACCTGACGAAATACGTAAAAACTCGGTGGTAGAAGTCACGTCGCGGGAAACATATATCAACAATAAACCGGTTATTGGTGGTTTATTTGACCCTAGAATGGGCGTCTTGGAACCAGGTACTATTTGTCCTACTGACGGACTCACCTATATAGATACGCCTGGCTATTTTGGACACATAGATTTGGCGAAACCCATGTTCTCGATACAACATATCAAGGATATCATGAAAATATCGCGATGTGTCTGTTTCAAGTGCAGTAAATTATTATTGAATAAACCGCAACATAAACATATTTTAGCTAAATCGAACAGTGATCGTTGGACCTATGTATCGCAACTTGCCGCAAAAATTAAAAGGTGTGGCGAGGCAACCGACGACGGATGCGGATGCAAACAACCCGATAAAATCAAATTGGAGGGCATGTCGACAATATATGCCATATGGGAAAATATGGAGACCGATGAAGAATCTAAGAAGATCAGTATGCGTCTGACACCCGAAATATTATTGAAAATATTTAAACGCATATCTGATGACGATGTGAGTTTTATGGGATTCAATCCGATCTGGTCTAGACCAGAATGGATGATTCTCACCGTCCTACCAGTTCCACCACCCGCAGTTCGCCCATCAGTCAAACACGATGCACAGCAACGCAGCGAAGACGATTTAACGCATATATATAGCAATATTATCAAAACGAACAATGTATTACGCGAAAAAATGGCAATTGTAGAGACTCAACCATCAGTCATTGAGGGTTGGTCGCAAATTTTGCAGCACTCTATAGCGATGATTGTTAATAATAAAATAAAGGGTGTATCCCCCATGGCGCAACGTTCTGGTCGTCCACTACAATGTATCATTGGCCGTCTCAATAGTAAAAACGGTCGTATTCGCGGAAATTTGATGGGAAAACGCGTCGATTTTAGTGCGCGTTCCGTGATTACGGGAGACCCCAATCTTTCTATCAAACAACTCGGTATTCCTTTGAAAATCGCAAAAAATATCACCAAGCCGATCACCGTAAATGATCGTAATCGCGAATATCTATTGAAACTCGTTCAAAATGGTCCTGATGTGTATCCGGGTGCGAAAATTTTGGAACGCCGTAACGGTGAACACATATCACTGAGATATGTCGATCGCGGTTCCATCCGTCTAGATAATGGTGATGTCGTACATCGTCATATGTTGGACGGAGATGCGGTCCTTTTCAATCGTCAGCCCAGTTTACATAGAATGTCGATGATGTGTCACATTGCGAAAATTATGTACGTTGGCGATACATTTCGTATGAATGTCGGAGATACGAAACCATACAATGCGGATTTTGATGGGGATGAAATGAATATGCATATGCCTCAAAACGTATTGGCCGAAACAGAATTGCGTCATTTAGCCGCAATTCCATATCAAATTATCAGTCCCGCCGGAAATTCGCCGATTATTGGCATTTATCAAGATTCATTATTGGGTTCCTATAGACTAACCCGCCCCAATATCAAGATGTCGGCGAGAGATGCGATGAATCTCTTGATGATGTTCCCAAAAGTCAATACTGCCGCTATACGAGAAAAGGGCCCGATGTTGTCCAGTTTCGATGTATTGACTCAAATATTTCCGCCTATGACAATGGTGTATAAAACCAAACTGTTCGAAGATGGCCAAGATTTCGCCACTTCGAATCATGTATTAGAAATCCGCAATGGGACACTATTTCGCGGTCAATTTATTGGCGCGGTATGTAAGAGTATTTTGCATCGCATTTGCAACGATTTCGGAAATATGGCATGTGCCGATTTCAACGATAATTTGCAGAATATCGTGACCGAATATATGAAATCGAGTTCTTATAGTGTCGGTATTAGCGATCTCATTGCGAATAAGAAGACACAGGACGAAATCATCCATGTCATCAATTCGCAAAAACTCGACGTCAAGGCACTCATCGACAAGGTGCATCTAGGCATTTTCGAGAATTCGAGTGCCAATACTAATATGGTCGAATTCGAAACGAAAGTAAACAATTTGCTAAATAAAGCAACCGAACAGTCTGGAAAAATTGGCCGCAAATCCCTAAGTAAAGACAATCGTTTCCTTATGATCGTCGAATCGGGATCGAAGGGGTCTCTAATCAATATATCACAAATGATTTCATGTTTGGGACAGCAAAACGTCGACGGAAAACGAATACCATATGGATTCGATAACCGCACCTTGCCCCATTTCAATAAATTCGACGATTCTCCACAGGCACGCGGTTTTATCGAGAATTCCTATATTTCCGGACTTACCGCACCCGAACTCTTCTTCCATGCTATGGGTGGTCGTATTGGTCTCATTGATACGGCCGTCAAGACCTCGCAAACTGGATATATCCAACGGCGTCTAATTAAAGGTTTGGAAGACCTAAAGGTGGAATATGATATGACGGTTCGAAATAGTATGGGAAAAATCATCCAATTCTCCTATGGCGATGACGGGTTCGATTCGACCAAAGTAGAGAATCAGACGATCCCTCTTATCGGTATGAGTCTAGAAGACATATACATGCATTACGATATACCGGGTATAAATAATGAACACGACGTCAAAAATATAATATATACCAAGAATACAATTAGTCGCATGAACAAACAGCGGGCGGAAACCGTAGAAAAATGTCGGTTCTATATAGACAAAATGATTGCGGCGAGGGACAATGTGGTGCAACATATATTCAAATACAAGAATGACAATACCGTACATTTACCCGTTGCCTTTCAAAACATCGTGATCAATATTCACGGACAACTTGGCCTCTCTGCCAATTCGGCAGTCGATATTACCCCTCTTGAAGCATTTCAATTAATAGAAGAATATTATGCTAAAATGAATACGATATTTTATGCGAAAACGAACCCTCTATTCGAAATCATGTATTACTTCTATCTCACCCCACGTGATCTATTGGGCCATAAACATTTCCACAGAAAAGCACTTACACTCCTCTTAGAGACAATACATCTCAAATTCAAGGAGGCGTTAGTGCATCCAGGTGAAATGGTCGGTGTCATTGCGGGACAATCAATTGGTGAACCGACAACTCAACTAACCTTGAATACCTTTCATTTAGCAGGTGTGGCATCAAAATCAAACGTCACCCGCGGTGTACCTCGTATAGAAGAAATATTAAGATTGACTAAGAATCCCAAGAATCCCTCACTCACGGTATATTTGAAGTCGACGGATGAACAAGATCAAGACAAGGCCACCAATTACTCGAATATGTTGGAGCATACGCGTTTGGTCGATGTCGTAAAGACAATACAAATCTGTTTCGATCCGATTGAACGCAATACCAATATACATGATGATGAATTGTTAATGGCGCAATATTATGAATTCGAAGACATGTTGCAATCGTGTATTGAGGAGGCGTCCGACACATCGGTTGTCACAGGTGCTATACAAAAATCAAAATGGATTATTCGTATGGAAATCGATGCCGTGGTTCTACTTGATAAAAATATTACCATGGACGACATTCATTTTGCGATTAAAAATAGTAGCTATGGTAACGATATTACGTGCGTCTATTCCGATTACAATATGGACAAACTAGTATTCCGTATTCGTATGAACAGTTCGGTCTTTAATAAGACAAAGAAACGTGGGGCCGTCGAATCACTCGACCAATCCGACGAGATCTACATGTTAAAGAACTTTCAGGATACATTGCTAAATAACATTGTTCTACGTGGCGTATCGGGAATCAAAAATGTCATGGCACGCAAAATCCAGAATTCAGTTATCAAAGAGGATGGTAAGTTTGTAAAAAAAGACACGTGGGTACTAGATACAACCGGAACGAACCTGCTCGACGTCCTAGAACTCGATTTCATTGACTATAAACGGACATATAGTAACGATATTCGCGAAGTATTCGACGTATTGGGAATCGAAGCAGCACGTCAGATGATATTTAACGAATTGACCGAAGTCATGGAATACAGTGATGTCTATATTAACTATCACCATACCAGTCTACTATGTGATAGAATGACATGTAATAAAGACATGGTGGCTATTTTCCGATCGGGTCTATTGAGTGATAATATTGGGCCAATCGCCAAGGCGACATTTGAAGTTCACACCGAAGTCTTATTGGATGCGGCCAGACACGGCGAGTTCGATCATATGCGCGGCGTATCCGCCAATGTTATGTGTGGACAATATGGATATTATGGCACCAGTTCATTCAGTCTAGTTCTGGATATAAAGGAAATGGAGAAACTAGCGGATGCACAGGTCGATACTACCAATGTCGACCAAGAAATCGAACGCATGTTCGGCAAAATAGAGAACGATGCCGACGAATGCGCCAAATCGAACCTGGTCATACAAAATAATATTATAAATATTCATCCCGATAATGGGGGTATTTGCGACGACGACTATGACGCCGGATTTTAGATTCTAATTTTATATATATAAAATATAATATAAATAATGTATATAATAGGTTACATTTTTTTTACAAATCCGGTAGTCGGTCCACCGCCCAATTCCCCTCCGACTGTCGTGAAAATGGGATTGATGACTAGACCCGCCTTTTCAAATAATTCACTCGTGTATTACCGTATACATAGTTTGTCTCAAACTTCTGGTGGAAATGGTGTGCGAAATAGTAGATATATAGGTCGACGAACATAATGGATAGTAAATGATATAAATGCTATTTTATTTATAGCATTTATATACTATGTTTATTAATAACCATAGTCAGGTGATTCGAGAATCGGATGGATCAATTGCCATTATTAGAATGCGTATGAATGGCGATTATTTACCCGATAGTACGCATTGGTATACGTCGCGTTTGATTTATCGCGACCAGGATTGCCCGAATTCTACGTATAAGGAAAAAAATGTTCTTTCTAATATTGCTACACTGGACGCACCACTAGAGGCAAATCATTTAGGTAATATTATGAACGAATTCTTGGAAACCGACCCCACCTATTTTGAACAAGTGCGAACGATTTTCAAAGAAAACGAACACGTGAATCCTGCGACATGCCCTCCACTTGTCTTTGCCATTTTAGAAGGGCGCTCACTTTGCCACCAAGAACTCGAATATATCGCGTCTGGACTACGCGTTGACGTCGCCGAATTTTACCAAGATATAGATGCTCTTAGTGAACAACTAAAGGCCGAATTTGAAGATATCGATGCGCAATATACTCAATACATGCCCGATGGCGACCTGGATGAGTATAATAACCATTTTTCTAAATTATATGAATCGACCCGGGAAAAATACGATGTGTTGCGTCCCTATTATTATAAGAATAAACACCATCCATTTTTAAACATATATCGAAATATTGTGTATAATAAACTGATTGAACAACAATTATTTCAAATTGTATGGGTGAAACCTGAACCTCAACAATTATTTGACCAAGATAAAAATTGGATTCATATCGGTTCTCAAAAAATACGCCTTGATGGTGATACCGTCGCCTATTACGAACATGTCGAATACAACTATCACAAATCCGATAATTCCATGTTTCAACTTTATCCTGATTATGCGGTGAATACTGCCAATGATTTTTGATATTTTAAACCCGGACAAAATTGAATGATTTATTATAATAATTATTTATAATAAATTGCATAGTACGGATATGAATACCATACAGTTGTTCTTATTATTTGCGTTTCTTGGGGGGAAACTATATGCCGGATTAGAATGGATGGATCAAGACAAACCGATCGGTGTATATTATAATGCACATTTGCGAGGTCTCTTCGAAAAAGAGAAGAATAGAATAATAGAGGACCAAATCGAACAAAGTTTCAAGACAATATACCAAACTGTCCTACATTTAGCCGCAATTGGCGAAACCCAACTCTATTTTACCATATTGTGTTGCGACACTCTTTTCGAAATAGATTCGCAATATTTTAACAATAAAAAGGTATTGAATTGTAATCTTGGGGGTAACCTGGGATCACCGCCATATCACATGATGGTGAAAGGATGGCAAGACGACAAAATACAAGTTATAGTCGATAAAATCAAACGCGCATTCCCGGACAGTCATTTTATAAAACTTGTAGATGAAGATATAGAATATAAACGTCGTGCTAAACAATGTGATTACTATATTATATCTTGGTAGCCCTATTTTGTTTTTGTTCTCCTGGTACGGGTTTTGGCATGAGAAGACCGCGAAGGCACGGAAGAATATCGGCGACTCCTCCTTCTCGAGTAACTGGTCGGCGGCAATATGCGTGTCGGTTTGACGCATTGATTTTTTTTGCAAATCCATGCCTCCCCATATTGAATTCCACAATCCGTTTGTTTAATACAAAAATTTAGACCAGGTAGTCGTTCGGTATCGGGTGAAAGAGAGGAGGGTAATGCAAAAATAACATCATTATAATACAATGCAACCTCTGAATCCATGGTAAATTTTATTTTGCCATTTTGCTGGTCTGACTTGAATGTTTCATTGTATATTATTGTTCTACCCCAAGAATTCTTAGCAGTAATATAAAATTTCCCCGACTCGATACTATAATTTACCATTGTGATGACATGTCGACCATTACTTGCGATTTCTTTCCCAGACAAAGTCAAATAGTAACCACTATCAATGACGTGTCGAATTATTTGAATAGCCTCGGGCGTTATACCCGAAGGTGGTATGGTGAACCGGTATAGTCTTAGCCCTCCCGGATTTTTTTCGTAAAATCGAGTAAAAAAGGCGCGACACATATCCGCAATACGCTGTATATCTTTGTCAATAATATAAAATTGCGGATGAATGCAGGGTTTACCTTTCGGAATTTGCATAAATGTGTCATTGATAAATTCTTTATCGGTCAATGCACTCTGGGGAACATTAATAAAGGTATTTACAAACCATGTTATAATAACCCACGTAATTCCTGAACCGCATCCATTATAATTAATTACGATTTTATATATAAAGGCAAACAAAAGAAGATTATGAGCAGTACTGGGATTGCCCGGACCCTGATATCCACAACTGCGATCACATATAGAGGCGTGATACGATATATCCCTCATAAGATGAACATTATAGATACTATTACAATAGTGTTCTGTTACTAGTGTATCGAAAAACTCAGGTATGGTTTCTCGAAAGACTTTTAGAAGTAATCGCGCAATTACATTTGCCCAGCATGTTTTTTCATCTTCTTGGTCAGATATATTACTCGATATGTGTCGTGTTAGTGTAGGTGGTGGTGGTGGTGGTTCGTCTAAGTCGTCCATACTTTCATAACCAGATTCGTCTGTACCATAACCATCATTGTCGATGTCCGCCTTAATTTCTTGTATTTGTCTAGGTATATTGTCGGGATGGTTTTCCGGTTCCTTACTAATCAGGTCTCCCCACTCGCCCAAATCCAATACGAGATTACACGACATTAATCCGCAAAAGATTTCGAGATAATATTCTACCTTACCTACACTTATGTCAATAGGTTTCGGTAAACTTGCCCGTTTTTCTACAGAATATTGCGAATCTATACGCGTTCCTTGTGAATCTATATTAATTGCGCCAAATGCATCATCTAATTCGTCTATTAACCTCCATGGAATACCGGGTTCTTCTCGATAATACAATATACGACACTGTGCAAATATTTCTTTGTATTTTTTTGTTAATTTTACCTCTTCGGGACGCATTATGATCCTCGAACTTTGTTTCCATGAAATGGGGAAATTACGTTTCGAAAAATTGGCGGGACGATAGCGTTTAAATTCGACAATATAATCACCTAAAGGTATTTCTCCATATTTTTCAAAATAGGTAGTATCTTCGCTCGCGGTATACTCGTCGCACCGAAAAGTATATAAATACATTTTACCCGGACGCATCGCATATGGATTAACAGGGTCAAAGTGCTCTATATCTGCGGGTGCGTTAAAATCAGTTATTTCTCTTTCCTGCAATTGCAATGCCATGTTATATTATAACATGATACTTTTTATACATTGGTTTATCTATTGTGACAGGCGTATATTTCCGGAACTTATCATAAAATTGAAACACTTTTTTCGCAATGGACTGGTTGCACAACCCAAACACAAAGCTACGCAATATAACATGTCAAGTCAATCGTCAAACACTGTCCTATTCTCATCCCTATACATTGCCCGCGTCATTGACCTAACACCCGTAGAGGTCTTGGTCGCGTTCGAGGCCCTAGGCGTGGGAAAAGTGCATCGTGTCGATTTTAATAAAAACAAAAAAGGAAATACGTACGCATTCGTCCACCTTGCCCATTGGTACGAAACGGACATTGCGTATGCGGTCTACAACGAAATAATTGAGCGTGGATCGACGCGCATATACTACTATCCGGATCGTTACTTTATTGTCCGTCAGATGAAGTGCGAACCCGTTCCGGATACCCTGTTGAACATTCACCAGGTGGCGAGTATCTTGACCGAATACGATACGCGTATTTCCGCATTAGATAAACGAATCATGGATACCGCCGCTAGATTGGCCGACTTCGTTGACGAAGAAGATACGGCGCGCACCGAATCCAATGTCGGTAAATTCTTACCCGGTTGGCAATTTCCTAAAGATTGCGGAGATCATAAGTCCGCCTATGCCGAATTATGGGATGGACCTGGTCCGATTGCATCCCATACTGGTAAGAAAATTGTTCTAGCCGCCTTGCCCGCCGGAGACAATTATAAACCAGATCCCAATTCATTGCATGCGACGAAGGCCCCTTTGATCATGGAACCGATGCATTTCAAGATCACCAATATCGAACTACCTGAGGTATGTGCAATGATTGGGCAATTCTGGTCGATGTGTATCGATAATGTGTTGAGCGACGGCGTCACCATTGTTCGCGACCCCCACATCGCATCCTTTACCATCAACGATACAAAATACGATCGCTCCTACAAAATCAAGGTTTACACGTTTGACAAAGACGTGCTCGTCGGATTTAATATCATTCGTGAGGAAACTAAATCGCTAGGTCCGGCGGGAAGAATTCGCGTCATGTTTGACGCCATGCGAACTCTGGAAGAAAATAGACCCGGTCTATTACCGCAGGACTATACGCGAATTATGGTGAATATTCCCATGGAAATGTCTGAAGACATTGCGTGCGGCGATTTTAATATCGATGCGCGCAAGTATATGAACGTGCGTTTCTATTCGGATACATTCAACCGTCTATCCACATTCGAAGGTTTTGACGCCCTTGTGCCGAAAGCAGACCGCATGAACGGCAATAACTCCCTTGAAACGTATGTCGTCCCGTTCTTTCGGGATAGTGTAGATAATCGAACGGTATACTACTCACCAAATGATTCGACCACCACTCTGTGTCGTATCGCCCAGATGTTGAGGGAAATCCAACGTATCTGCCACTTGAATAAGAATACCGATTTCCGGTTCACTCGCGTACATGGCGAATCTACACTGTCCGTTAATACTGGAGGCCATCGTCCAGGATCATATATACGTTTTCGCGTGTATAATTTACCCGGCGACAACAATATCACCTATCAGTCAAAATCGGTTGTTTCTGCCGAACTGGTGAACAATAGTCCGAATTTGCAAAACAAGGACAACCTGGAGTTTCTTTCAATTTGTGCCAAGGTGAAGTGGTGGGTAACGATGATATTGCCGACGGTTAGTAGTTATGACTATACCGCAATCCGTTTGCAGCCACCTTATTTCCTCAGTGAAATGCAAAAAACCGAGTACAGTCATTTCGAAATGTTGGGATTCAGGGGCACAACCATGGCGGACCTCGATTACAGTCTATTCAGTGGAAAATGGACACCGGAAGAAATCGACGAGGCGGCGAATGCGTACGACGAAGACGACCTCGAAGACCAAGATTATTCGGGAGAAGACGCATGGGCGCGATAAATGTTTATCATTAGGTAAGACTATACTATATAGTGTATAGAGTGTATATAGAGTGTTTATAGAGTGTATATAGAGTGTATAATAGAGTGTATATAGAGTGTATATAGAGTGTTTATAGAGTGTTTATAGAGTGTATAATAGAGTGTATATAGAGTGGTATATACAGTGTTTATAGAGTGTATATAGAGTGTTTATAGAGTGTTTATAGAGTGTTTATAGTGTATATATTTTTTCCGTTTTTATATTGCATTATAGAAAATTTAATGTAATATAACATA